TGGAAAGCACATTACGTCATCGATAAAGGTAAAAAGAAAGTCGTCGATGAATTAAAATATCTTGCTCAACATGCAGATAAAATTTATCTTGCATCCGACTTAGATAGAGAAGGGGAAGCGATAGCCTGGCATTTAAAAGATACCATTAAAGGAGATGACAATAAATACGTTCGAGTCACTTTTAATGAGATCACTAAAAGCGCTATTACAAAAGCTTTTGAAAATCCAAGACAAATCGATGAACACATGGTTGAAGCACAAAAGACCAGACAGTTTATTGATAAGATGACTGGGTTTATGATTTCCCCTGTATTGTGGCGTAAAGTTCAACGTGGGTTATCAGCTGGACGTGTACAATCTGTTGCAGTAAAACTCATTGTAGATAAGGAACAGGAAATACGTAAGTTTATTCCTGAAGAATATTGGGAAGTAAAAGTACTTTTCAATAACACCAAATCTAACAAAGTAGAAAGTGCACTTATCGCATATAACGGTAACGAAAAAGAGGCTTTAAATAAATTTCTTTTAGATAAAGCGAATCGTGATAATCTAGAACAATATCTGAAACAAGCTAATTACAAAGTTAAAGATATTGAATCTAAACAAACCACGAGTAAACCAAGACCTCCGTTTACAACTTCAACGTTACAACAAGCTGCTTCAACACGCTTAGGGTTTTCTACTAAACGAACCATGAATGCGGCTCAAAAACTGTATGAAGCGGGTTATATCACGTATATGCGTACCGATAGCACCGCTATCAGTAAAGATGCCTTAGAAATGGTGAGAAGCCATATTCAGGAAAAGTATAAAGGTTATCTTCCTGAAAAACCAAACTTCTTTAGCAATAAAGCTAATGCTCAAGAAGCTCATGAATGTATTCGTCCGAGTGAACTTTCTAAGATGCCAATGGAAATGGAAGAAGATTGTAAGAAGTTATTCAATCTTATCCGTAATCAGTTCATTGCTTGTCAGATGAAAGATGCTATTTACGATAATACTATCGTTACTATCTCTACTGATAAAGATCAAGCTGTTTTAAGATCGAAAGGTAGAGTAGTGGTTTTCGATGGTTGGACGAAATTAGTTTCTCAGAAATCTAACGATGATGAACAAGATTTACCTGAACTTAAAGTGAATGAAGTGTTAAGTTTCATTTCTAATACGATGGAACAGAAATTCACTAAACCACCTGCACGTTATAGTGAAGCAGGTTTGATTAAAGAACTTGAAAAACGTGGTATAGGTAGACCTTCTACTTATGCAACCATCATTACGACTATCCAAGAACGAGATTACGTTGAATTAGAGAATAAGCGTTTTATTCCTAAAAATATTGGTGAAGTAGTAACAGATAGATTAAACTTTAGTTTTCCTAAGTTAATGGACTACGATAACACCGCTAAACTTGAAGCTGTGTTAGATGATATTGCTGAAGGGAAATCGGAGTATAAGTCTATTTTAGATAAGTTCTTTAAAGAGTTAGATGAATCTTGTGAAAGAGCATTAAAAGACCCTGAAGAAGGTGGGATGAAAGATAACCGTGGGTTTGTTGTAAAAGACGTGCTTTGTGATGTATGCGGTAGACCAATGACCTTACGTTATAGTAGTAAAGGTTATTTCCTTGGTTGTTCTGGATACAGTGATAAAGAAAATCAATGTAAAGCAACTAAACCACTTATTGCTGAATCTTTATTGTTAGATGAAGATGAATTAGCAAAACAACTTCTTACCGGTAATCGTTGCAGTAAGTGTAATTCACTTATGCATAATTACTACGTAGGTAACACGGTTAAACTGTCTCTTTGTGATAATAAAGCTTGTAATCATGTAACAGTTGAAAAAGGTAATTACCAACCTAAACATTCAGGTAAGACTTGTGAATGCCACATGTGTGGTGATACCATGACGATGCATACCGGTATGTTTGGTAAGTATATGAAATGCCCAACCTGTTCAGCGACAAGAAAAGTATTAGCTGATGGTACCATTGCACCTCCACGAGATCCCGATATCGAATTTAAAGATATCAAAGGACCTAAGAAAGGTACGTATATGGTCTTAAGACAAAGTAGTAGTGGAAGTTTATATCTTGCTCCTAATAAGAACGGTAAGATCAAAGACTTTAGAAGTCCTACTATTTTAGAACTTCAGATGCACAAAGATCAATTACCTGATAAATGGAAACATTTTGCTGAAGGACCTACTGTCGATGAAGAAGGTAATCAAACTTTCTTAAGATTCAGTAAGTTCACCGGTGATGTATTCATTGGTTCTTTAAATCCAACGACATTTAAACCATCCAGATATCGATATATGTATATTGATAATGCATGGACTTTAGTGCCGTATGAGAAAATAAACTAATCGGTCATATATCCCTACCTTTACAGGTAGGGATATATGTTTAACCGAATAGATGATGATAATAGTAAATCACATCATAGTAGAATTTATATAAACACATGCCTACTATCAGCCATGCGATGATTGCTAGACCGACTGCAGATAAAAATCCGAATCCTGTCATCAATAATCCTAAAATGGCTTTATAGGAATGTAGTTTTCTTAAGAATGGATAACTTATTGCAGCAAGTAATACGCCTCCTATACCTAATAGGAAAATCCAATAAGAAATGTTTTCAATCCATTCTTTTATAAAATTTAATACGTCCATAATCTCCCTTTTCCTCTAGTTAAGTACAGATGTTTTGTAACATACTGTATGTTACTTAATTGTTTAAATAAAAAAGAGTATTTAAAAAATGGCTAAATACGTAACAATGCAACATATCTTTTTTGACTATACTGAGTCAGAAGAGAGAGTTATTGCCGATGCTTATGACGATTTTTCTTTATCGTTAGGATGCAAACAAGCAATGACACTTGCTTTAAATATTAAAAATGTAATAGAAAAAGAAAAAGGGTATAAAAATGGTAACTAGAGTTATTCAAGGTAGTTCCGAAGATGCAGTTAAACTAGGTGATAAGTTTATTTCTGAAGGTATGCCAAACAGCCTAGCATGGGGTTTAGTGTGCAGTTTAATCACTGGTACTAAAACTGATGCTACCGCTATTCGTACAGTACTTTCTCAACAAGAAGAAGATCATTACGCAGCGTTAAGAGCTAAACGTGAAACTAAAGGTAGTGAAACTGCAGCAGCGGCTGAACCACCTAAAGGTGATGTAAAACCAGCAGCTACAACAGCTGCACAACCTGCAGCAGCTGCTCCTGTAACAGAACCTGCACCAGCAGCTGCACCAGCGGCTCCTGCACCGGCAGAGTCTACACAGGAAAAACCTGTTATTTCACCAGCAACAGATCATCTTGATGCTGATCCTGTAGCAACACCTACTACAGAAGGCGAGGGCCCAAAAGACCCAAAGCCAGCAGCACCGACAAGTAATTCTCCGATTGGAAATGTCGGTGGCCAAGGCGAACATCTTTAAGGTTTAATAATAAAGTATATCTCTGTGTCTATTTATATAGATACAGGGATATATGTAAAAAATATTATTAAATTTTCTATAGGAGTCTGAAATGACTGATCATTCTAAGGAACTTCTTGATGCACCAATCTCTGTGATCGAACACGTTAATAACGTTTATTTAAAACCTAATAATTTAACGATAGACGATTTAGCGATTGGTGTAGATTACTTTGCAGGTGCATTAAGACGCATTGCAAAAGGTGAACATCAAGTACTTAATACCGATATCGTTGTCGGTATCCATTTTGCAACAGGTTTGGATTTAAAAGAATTAATTGAAATAAATAAGAAGCGTTATTTCTGGGCGGTAGAAAGAAATCTACTTGGTGAGATAAAAACGTATACTCTCCATACGTCTGAACCAACATCAATGGAAGGCGTGATTGCTTTAAATGCTTTATCTGCTGAAGATAAAAAGAAAGCCATTAAAAACCATAATACCATTGAAAAATATTTAAATGAATTTATTACTACAGCTAAAGTGGATAACGATATTAAAGACGTTATTCAAGAAAAGCTAGTAGCAATAAAAGTTGAAGATTGCAGTAATAAAGTCGTGTTATACGAAACGATCGTAAACATTATTGCTGCTTTACAATTCCAGTACAAAATCAGTAAATTAGGTAATGCTGATCTCGTTATGTTTTTAACTAATTTACACTCTAAACTAAAATAAGGATTTAAAAATGTCAAAACCAACTTTAAATGAAGCATTAAACGCTGTTAAAGTATTATCAGAATTAGGTGTATCTAGTGAAGCTATTGCTTCTTTAGATTCTGCCATTCGAATGAAATATAGCTTTAACATTTCATTATTTGAAAGACTCTCTACTATGCTTCATGAACCAGAACTTAAAAGTATCTTTGAGTTCTTTAAAGCGAATAATAAACTGTCTGCAGTAGAAATCACTGAAATTGAAGAAATCATCTTACGCGAACAAGCAGCAGAAGATCCAAGTAAACTTGAACACAGTCAAGAAGACCACATCGCAGTAGTAACAAACGTTGGCGGTGCGCCTAAATTAAAACGTGGTAATGCAAGCGATGTCGTGACTGATATTATTAAACAACACTTGAACCATCGTAATAATGTACAACCTACGACTAGAAGACCATCAGTATCTATTGTCGGATTTGTACCTGGTGGTAAAGGTGCATCTAACGAAATTCGTTAAGTTATTTTACGTATTAACTTAAATAAATGTTTATCTTGTCCCTAGCAGTTATGTGCTAGGGACGTATGTCCAGGAGTTAAAAAATGGAAATTAAAAAAGATTATTCAAGAATCCTTGGTGACCTTGATATCAATAAGCTATTAAATAAGCCAAAGAAACGTTATTATAAAAGACTTGCTGGATTAATTTCTTTGGCGATAGTTATTACTAAATTAACCCATGTACCTGAAATATATCCATACATGGAAAGCGTAGATAAACTTGAACCAAATCCAAAAAGAAATGTAAATCATTTATTACCTTCTTTTACATCAGTTCGATTTTTTGAAAACTGGGATTACGAACGTTATATCGATGTAATTGGTATTCATGTGGCTGAGCCTTCTAAGATAGGCGAGTTAGTGATAGAATCCCCTATTGTTAAAATGATAGAAGGATATCTGATGCATTTGACTAATTTGTTGAATGAAAAAACTGAAGGATACATCACTACTGGTGATAATGATAAATTAAAAACACTGAATAAATGCATTGTTGATAAAATCATGTTTGTTGCAGTTAATATCATGTCAGTGTTCTTCAGTGTAAGAGAAGATTCAGAAGTCTCAACAAAGGTAGAGGTACCAAAGTTTCATTATCCGTTAGAGTATTTTCTAAAACTACATGAAGCGTTATTGGATGAAAAGAATGAGTGTTTACGTGATATTCGTTTTATCGAATATGATTTCATTGATGGTTTAATTAAAGAATATAATTCTTTTAAAAGAATCATTAATGATTACGTTGATATTCCTAAATATAAAGATTTCATTGAGAGTGGCTTATGGAAGAACTTGTAAATTTACTGAATAAATGGGCATATGCTTATTACGTTCTAGATAACCCTGAAGTATCAGACGCTGAGTACGATACTAAATATCAAGAGTTATTAAAACTAGAAGCAGCAAATCCTGATAAAGTATTACCTTATAGCCCCACTCAACGTGTAGGTGATAAACCAGCTGATGGATTCATTCGTGTTGAACGCAAAGAGATGATGCAGTCTTTGGATAATGTCTTCTCTATAGAAGAATTCATTAAATGGGGTGAAAGGTTATTAACTAAACTACGTGATGATGGGATTACCAATTATCGTGAAGTGAAGTTTGTAGCAGAACCTAAGTATGATGGTTTAGCCGTAGAGTTAGAATATCAAGATGGTATTCTGAAACAAGCTACCACACGAGGTAATGGTTTTGTTGGCGAAGATGTTACCGCTAATGTGAAAACAATTCGTGATATTCCATTAAAGGTTGATGTAGGTTATATTAAAGTTAGAGGAGAGGTCTATCTTGATAAAAACCAATTTGAGTTGATTAATCAACGAATGGTTGAAGAAGGTAAACCTATCTTTAAACATCCACGTAATGCAGCAGCTGGTACATTAAAATCGTTAGATAGTAGAACGGTTAATGAAAGAAAATTATCTTTCACTGCTTACACTTTACAAGATAGCGATAACTTAGCGGTTTATCCAACCCATCAAAACCGATTGGAACTACTAAAAACGCTTGGCTTTAAAGTTGGGTATTATCATACGGATACATTCCCTAATGTGGTCAACGCTTATAATGATATTCTTTCAAAACGTTACGTAAACCCTATCCCAATGGATGGTGTTGTTTTCAAAGTAGATGAATTATCGTTACAAGAAAAATTAGGGAACAATAATAAATTCCCTAACTGGGCTATTGCATTTAAATTCCCACCTACCGAAAACAGTACCGTATTAAAGGATATTGTTTATCAAGTAGGCAGAACAGGTTTAGTTACACCTGTTGGGATATTAGAGCCTACTAATATAGATGGTGTTACGGTAGATAAAGTAACGTTCCACAACCCTGCCTTTTTAATGAAAACAGGAGTGAGTTTAGGTGATACGATTTCTATTATTCGTAGTGGAGATGTCATCCCTAAATTTAACGGAATATATGAAAAATCCACTCAAGGTAAACCTATTAATTTCGTTACTCATTGTCCTAGCTGTAATAGTTTATTAACTACGTATGGCGAAAGAACAATGTGCCTGAATAGATCTTGTGCTGAACAGGAGATACAGAAGTTAATTTATTTTGTATCCCGCGATTGCATGGAGATAGAAGGTTTTGGTGATGAAATTATTCGTGAATTATATAATCTGAATGTTTTAAAGAATGTTCAAGATTTTTATAAACTCACAAAACTCAATTTAGTTAAAGCAGATAACGTTTCTGATTTAATAGCAGATAAACTATTATCCGCTTTAGAAACGTCAAAGACAACAACTAAAACAAGGTTTATCAATTCTTTAGGTATTCCTACTATCGGTAAAACCAAAGCTAAAGTTATTGCTAAGTATTTTGAAGATTATCTAGACGGTGTAGATATTCGTGAAAACTTAGTAAAAGAGTTAGGCAACGTTAGTGGTAATGCTGCTATGGAGTGGTTAATGAGTCCAGAAAATATTAACCAACTTAATGAAATCAGAAACCATCTTACTTTTACAGATAAGGATCTCGTTATACCTAATAATCCATTAAAGGATAAAACAGTGGTAGTAACAGGTGTTATTTCTGGAATGACTAGAAATGACATCATAGATGCTTTAGATAAACTTGGTGCTAAGCAGCAAGGTACAGTAAGTAAGAAGACGCAATACTTAATTGCAGGAGATAATGCTGGTAGTAAACTTGAAAAAGCTCAAGATTTAGGCACCGTGATTATCTTAGATGAATTTAAGTTCTTAGAAATATTAAACGAATATGTTTAATTTAATGAGTAAGCCCATTTCTATGGGCTTATTTTTTTTTTCAATAACAGGAGTAATAAATGTCCGAAATCGAAAACCAAGAGTTACCACAAGAACTTCAAGATCAACTTGCTAATGTTGAGTTAAGCCAAGAGCAATTAATTGCTGGTCAACAGGCTTACCTTAAAAATTTAGCTGAAACTTTTGACGAAGAACAATTAGCTAAATATAAAGAAACATTAGCTGCATATGACAAATACGTTGATGAAATTGTGGCATCAAGTATTGAATCATTTAAAGCATGTAAAGTAGTAGATGGTGCAACCTTATTTGACCGTGAACATGAAGCAGCTAAAAACATGTTCGCTATCGCGGGTACATTTGACTTCTTACAAGCTCATGATAAACTTCCAGAAGAGTTTGTTAATGAATTCAGAGCAGTAGAAGAAAAATTATTCTTAGCTCACTTACGTTTTAACAGCTGCGTGGTATTACGTCCAGAACAACAAGAAGAAATTGTGGCTGAATTAGATCAACGTGTCATGCTCTCTGTTTTAGGTTTATTCTCTTTCCAAGCTGAACAAACATTAAAAACATTAATGGGTATTAAACGTGAAAGCATGTTAGATCAAAAAGACATTGATCTTTATCGTGACGTGATCACTAAGATTAAAGAAGTTAAAGATAAATTGTTCGTCACCTTTAACGGTATTAAAGAATATTTAGGTTTCATGGAAATCGATAGTTCTTATATCGAGTTAGGTTACAGAAACGTTTTAACCTTAATCGATGAATTTGAACAAGAGGTTCAAAACAACGATGTCGAAGCTAAGTAAACTTTTTGGTTATTTAGATAAAAGCACAAAGGTTATTGAATCGCATGAAGTCGCACAGGGAAGATTACTTGCTTCCTTGTGTGTTGCTTTTAACGTGAGCGATGATTTGAAGTTTTTATCGAATCGCACACCAACTGATACACACGCATCGGAACTTGTATGGAAACTCACCAATGAGTTAGAATACGCTCAAGTCCGTCAAGCAGATGAATTAAAACGTGTTCTGGTAAATATCTTTACCATGTTCAATTATGGTTTTAAAATTGATTTCTTTAACGGTTTACTTTATAGTAAAGATAAAGAAAAAGTCTTATTTGAAGAATTGATCGATCCGATCATTGGATACGTGTTTAACGATTTAGAATTCATGTTCTCAAAAATGGATGAGCGTATTGAAGATAAGGCATTTGGTGGATTAACTGTATTTGATAGAATACAGAAAAGAACAGATTGGGCTGAGTTTATTGTTTTACTTAAGAAACATATTTCTTATTTAGATAGCATGGATTCTTATAAAGACTTTTATACTCAAGAAGGGTGGAAAGCTTTAAGATTCATTATGTCTGTATATTACGTGTACATCACTGAACTTGATGTAGCAAGACTCAATAAAAAGAGTCTTAAGCTCATTAACACGTTATACGAAAACGGATGTACTGATTTATACAAAAATGATAATATTCATCCTGATGCATTGTCAGATATGTTTAACCATTTAAAAAGAATACCTGATTATAAAGATCAGGTATTTGCTAATCGTGCAGATTACAATCAGATGGTTAACGGTGAAGATGAGTCTGAAGATTCATTGTAGATCATATATCCCACACCCTAATCGGTGTGGGATATATGTTTGACTTTATTTAAGGTTAGATAACAAAACCATCGTTATCTACATTACCACCTAGAGGGCTAGTCATAACACGAGCACTTGAATTTTCATTAAATTCTTCTAAGCGATGTTGTAACTTAGCAAATACGTTTTTGATATCGTATTGTGACGTAATGAAGTGTAAATCATTGCCTTTTAATACGTTTTCTTGAGTATAACCAACACAGCTGTATTCAGGAGTAAGTTTACTTGTCGTTTTACCTTCTTCACTGAATAAAGACGCTAAAGAAATCGGATGTTCGATTTTAATGGCATCTTCTTCGCTGTTAGTGACGTATAAGAAAGTTACACCTTCTTTTACACTGGTGACTTTTTCAAAGTCAACAAAATTAGCCACATCTGCCGTATCTAATTCTGCATTTTGTTTAGAGCACAGAATCGAAAGTGCAGTGATAGTTTGTTTCATGATCGTATCGTTTTGTTGACGACTCGCTAAAGCTGAGTTATGTGTATAGCTCACAATAACAGGTTTATGCGCTTTACGAGAAATACCATCTAAAGATTGAATACTTTTAATGGTATTGTCAATCGTGATTTTAGATTCTTCAGAACCTACCATAACGACGATTACGGTTTCATTACGTTCAAGAAGTTCTTTTACTAAAGTGATAGAAATCACACCACCAGAACCGCCTGAACCAGAGCTTACAACGATGTTCATATCTTCAGGTTTGAAACGCTGTAAGATTTGTTTAGTCATTTGTGAAATAGTGGTAAAGTTAGAAGCACGTAACTTACCGCTTCCATCTAAACCTTCAAATAGGAACACATCGCTTTCATCAATCACTTTACCGTCTTTACTACGGATGTTAGATAATGATGTATCAATGAAACATGTTTTAATATCTGCGAAACCAGGAATGGTTTCTAATTTATAAAAGTCTTTACCGATATTTAAACCAGTACCGCCGCATGCGTATAAACGAATAGACATCTATAATTTTCCTCTTAATTTTTTTTAAGTATACTTGTATATGTTTTGTGGGATGACCACATACGAATAAAATAATAATAAGAAAATAGGAAAAGCATAATGAACGCAGTAATGTATAGTCTGATGGAAATAAAACGAAAAATTCCAGCACCTATCTTGGAAAAAGCTTTTAAACCTGTTCAATTTAATCAGTTGCGCCGCGACCCATTCATGCCTGCTAGTCTTGATAATTTAATCATAGAGAAAATCATCAATGGACCTGTACGACGAGATTGCGATACAGCAGGAGCAACAGAGGTAACGATAGATCTCAAAGGACTACCAATTGAAAAGGTTTCAAACGATAAATACTGTATACATATACCCAAAAGACTAACCAATGGAAGAGAAATCACCTCAGCGTTAGCACTGATATTCTACAGTATGAATAGTGTAAGTACGGATAGCATGTTCCAAGGGCTATCAAATTCAACGACTTACACCAATGGTGGATGTAATAACAACCAAAATAACGAATTATTTACAGGTTTAACAAAAAGCCTACAACCTATGATGTTGTCACAAACATCTAATGTGCGTATTGTCAATGGTGCGACTCTTTTAGTGGAAGATGTTATCATGCCTGGCGGTACACCGCATTTAAGATGTATATTAGCCAACGATACTACTTTTAGTACTCTCGCACAAGCGGCATGGAAGCAATTCTCCAAGCTTTGTGTATTAGCTGCTAAAGAATATATTTATAATAATTTAGTGATTGAAATTGATACTACTGAACTTGTAGGTGGTCAAGAGTTAGGTAAGTTTAAAGATATTGTTGAAAGTTATGCTGATGCAGGCGAACAATACGAAGAATTCTATAATGACAAATGGCGTAAAATCCAATTCATGGCAGATGTACCTAGACATGCTAGATTTATTAAGTCTTTAATAGGTAAATTTAAATAAAACATAGTCCCACCTAAAAAGGTGGGATATATGCCGTCTAAATCGCAGGCTTATATTATCTAATTGATAAGCTATAGGAATGTATAGGTAAACTAAAAAATGCAATAGAAATTTATTTAGGAGCCTTATAATAAGTAGGGGGTAAAAAGTATGTCAGGACTGAAAAGAATAATTTTCAATATATCCAAACTCATAGACGATGTGAGTAACTGTAGAGAGCTTTGTACAGATGAAGATATTCAAGATGTGATTAAGTTTTCTTATTTAAAATATCTTCAGAAACCTGAAGTTCAGAAAAAGTTCAACATTACGTCAGCAACTTATTCTGATATTGATTTAATTGATCCATCTTTTTGGGACATTGTACCCATATACCGTCATGAGGAACAGATTTCTGATTACGTATTAGAACACTTCGGTGGAATGATTCGGGATCAATTAGATTATTTCTTAACTACATTAGGCTCTAGTACTTTAAATATCATTAATATTGAGATATTAGAGGAATTATTGATTATAGAAACCGTATAGAAGGTTACCGTGAGTTATTTAGACAATCCGCAGGTATTTTTATTTGACAGAAAACTAACTGATCGATATATTAAAGAAATTGTCATTAGAGTTTTGAGAAGATTAGAACTACTTGGTGATGAAATCGATGATTCTGTAAAAACATTATTAAACCATATAGCTGATGCTTATATCGTAAATGATTTTGCAGGATTAAACGAACATCGAAGAAATAATCTATTTGGAAATGAGAGCTTAAGCGAAGAAACACGTTTGAGAATCATTCGTTTGTTGTTAAAAATGAATATCGATATAGATGTATTGGTTTATAATGAAGATTACGATTTAGAATATCCGATTTATGAATACGTGATAGATCTTATCGAGCTTGAGCTTTATGAGAAATCAAGAAGAGATAACATCATTAATCGATATCTTTTGGGTATTAGCAAAAATGAATATAATGAGTATAAAGTAGAACTTAAACAAGATACCATGATAGTCACTGATGATGGGGATTATCGTATTAACAAATTCTACGAACAGGGATTAAAATAAAAATGCCTTTATTACCACGAAATCAACTCCATCTTATTCCTATAAGTAGGATAGTTGCATTATATCGAGGGTTATTCGATAACAATATCTTCAATCGTGGAAATGTGGTTACGTCTGCATCTTTCAAAGAAGATATGAATGCTATTATGAAACTCTTTAATGGCATCATTGAGGATAATGCGTTAAATGAGTATTTACAAAATACGAAAGCAGTCGATGAAGAGGGTAATGAATTAGATAGAGAAACGATTTTCTTGGCTTTTTTAAAAGAGTTAGAAAATATCACGCAAGAATTATTACCCGAATTTGTCATATATCCACAGGAGTTTATTTATTTCGAGTATGATGAAGACTATCTGTATATACTAGATAGAAGGAGAAAAGCGTATGTTCCAGCAGTATTACATCGTGCGATTAAGGCAAGAACAAATGCAAGCATTTTTACAGACCCTGGATGGTAATGTAGATTTCGTGATGCGATATTCTTGGAATATGGCAGTCACCGCATTTTTAAATGGACTTATCGATGAGGTTGCTCCTCCGATACAAGCTATTTTTGATGAATTCGAAGATGAAATCATGGTGATGAAACCAGAGGTATACGATGACCCTATATTCATTAGAATGTTACAGGCCACATCGTTTATCTACGAGTTTATAAGAAGGCATTATATCGAGCAATTATCTAAACAGGTAAAGGTTGATGAGCTAATGTATTATGCTTACGATGAAAGTACGGGAACTTTAATTTTAGAACATGTTGAGGGGTTCAAGAATGAAAACAACTTTAATTAATGTATCAAGGTTTAGAGAACCTTTGATGGACGTATTAGCGAGTTTTGAAGAAGCGATTATCAACGATGATGATTTTATTTTAATTTGTGTAGGCGCTTATCCGTTAGGGTTATTACCTAAAGATACCAATTACACCTTTCAAGACGAGCAAAGAATGTTCCGAGAAATGTTTACAACGTTTTATCCACAGATACACGTACTTTTGGAAAGTGCTGGTATAAGAAAGAAACCAGATGTATTTACCATTGAAAATGGTGTATTGGTGATTCAGACACAGGAGTAATTATGAACAATCTAGCAGAAAAACCTAATTTTACATTAGATCCCGATTCACTTAAAGTTAATTTCGATAAGAATCGGTTCTATGCTAAATTGGAAAGTTCAGATATAGATGCTATCATCAATAGTAAAAGACGTTATGTGTTTAGACATTATGCCATACCGGTATTAAAACGTTTATTAACACGATACGAAGAGGAAGAAGTAACTGACGCAGTACCGACAAAACGTCTCAATGAAGTACTCGACCGCTATGTCGATATATACAAGAAAGCGTACCGAAAAGGAGATGAGGGAATAGCATTATTCTTACGTACGGTTGCAGAGGAGTATTGCGAATCAACAGATACTCAACAATATTTCGTAACCTTATTTCTAGACTTAGTATCTGAGTGTTTTAAAGTGATAAGTCAATGGGATATGAAAGGTATTCGTTATTTTAATTTTGCAGTTGAAGAGAATAGTTCTCACGCAGTTATTAATATCGAATTAATTTAATAAGGTATTTCGTTATGGAAGTACAAACAACCTTAATGCGTTCCAATAACCTAGCTAATATTACTACATTGTTCCACTATATCGATCGTCGATTCCATAATCGAACCATTGAGTTAAAAGAGTTAATAGCCAATGTTAGATCTTGTATAATTAACTATATGCACTATAAAACCTTCTGGCCATGTACAGGTGACGATCCGATAGTGACCATATTCGATGGTATGTTTGAAAACGAGTATCATGTTATTAAACATGAATTAATCGCGTATTTGGAACAATTTATAGAAGAGTTAAAATACTACTGTGATGTAAAACGTCTTTTAGATATCGTTGTTACTGAAGAAGGTAACATGTGTATCTTAAAGACAAAACCGTTGAAATTGCGATTAACAGTTACGTATAAGGGAAAATAATGAGTAAGAACATTTTAGGTAAAATGGATATTGGAGATACGGTATCATTTGATTTACATGTATCATCAGTATTACCACAGGACTACAGTCTTGTTAAAATAGAAGGTGTTATACCGGCTAACTTATGCGATAAATTCGGCACTGACGTGTATGCGTTACATGCACAAGTTTATCGTTTAGTGCCGGAAGGTACCATGGATAATAATCCAGAATCATATTCTTATCTTCTTGTTAAAACGCAAGATAAAGAATATCGAGTCATTGGGTTACCTTGGATCAATGCCGATACTATTAAAGTCTATAAGCAAAATAAAGTGACATTCGGTATAATCAATTGTGCCGAAGAAGATATCGCTTTAATTAGAAACGCTATTGCTCGTCGTGGTTACCATGTAACGATAACGAGAGAAGATGTTTCTGTTGAATAGTACATATATCCCTACCCGTTAAGGTAGGGATATATGTTTATTCCTATCTAAATGTTTCTTTTTTTGTTATTTATAAATTTCAAGAAGAGTATTCAAAATGCAAGAAATAAAACCCGTATTTAGAAAAGATTACAGCGAGTATCGCCGTAACTTAGATTACGTTGGTTTATACGTAGACCAAAATGTAACGTATGCTAAAATACAAGATCCTAATCTTGATGAAGCTAAATATAGAGAATGGTTATTAGCAAATATGAAGAAAGATGGGGAATTTCCTATCTTTAATCCACGTATGTTAATGAACATTAAAAATCCTGTTAATGACAGAGAACGTAAAGTAACAACAATGTTAGATTATCTAAAAGATGTTACTGTAAAAGATTTAAAATTTGTACCAACCTTTACAACGTATTTGCCAGAGAAAAGCATGGAATCGTTAGAATCCAATTTCTTACGTATCGGCATGAAAAATCGTAGTATTGAGAAAAAGAATAAATTTAAAGCTAAAGAACGTGGTGATGATATCATGGCAGATTATCATGATAACATGCAGTTAATGCTTAAAATTCTAAATAACTCATCTTCTGGTGCTAAAGCAGCAAAAGGAACTATCCTGTATAATCAAACAGGACATTCTACTCTTACCAGTATTTGTAGAAGTACAACGTCATTTGCAAACTCAACCAATGAGAAGTTCTTAGGCGGTTATAGACATTACTTTAATAATGAAGTTATTATCAATAATATCCTTGCGGTATTAACGTTTACCAATATTGATGAAGTCCAAGAGGTAATGGAAAAATATAATTTACATTACGTTACTCCAGATGAATTAATGTGGGCAATTAAACGTAGTACGGATTTATATTGGGTATCACCTAAACATTTAGAACAAATTGCTGAATTTGTTAATAAACTTACCCCATTACAATGCTCTAGTTACTTATATAACAGTGACTTATACATGTTGAGACAATTCAATGAACAGTTTGTTAGAACTATGTTTGACAAACTCGTTGATTGTAAAACATTAATACCATTACCTCTTGGAGAAGCAAAAGAATGGTGTGATGTCATGGATGATGACTTAGCTGCATTAGTCGCGGTTTATGTTGCTGATTTGTGTAATGGTAAAGGTGTGCGTACAGCCATGTCTGAACACCCTGATATCGTTCCTATTGTAGGTGCAGTAGTGAAGAACACGATTGAAGTGTTTGAAGAGTATCGTGATCTTATTAAGACTTTCTGGGTAACTGAGATTATGCCTTTTGAATCAGCACGTGTTCCAGATATGATGCGTGGTGTCGTATTAGGTTCAGATACAGACTCATCGTTATTCTCGTTAGATACTCATTGGGTAGATTGGTACTTTGGTCAGATTATTCATGATGATAAATCAATGCGATTAGTTGCAACAGCGGTGTATATGACATCTCAACACATTGCCCATATTCTTGGGATGATGACAGGGATATTGAATATCATCGATGAGAAGAAACCTTTAATTGCCATGAAGAATGAGTTCTTATTCTCTTCATTTACTACCACATCTGCAGGTAAACATTACTTTGCTAAAAAAGATGCACAAGAAGGTATCATGATTCCTAGAACAAAAATGGAAACTGAAATCAAAGGTGTGCGTTTAAAACACGGTAAGGTACCAGCAGATATTACTAAAGCTTTCCATGCTAAACTTGATTATTTCATGAATACAATAGAAGCCGATAAAAAGGTAAGTATACGTGATTTAGTAAGAGAAGTGGCTAAGATAGAACATGATGTTTATCTTTCTGTGAAGGAAGGGGATGGAACGTTCTTACAACGTGGACAAGTTAAAGTAAAAGATGCTTATAAAACTGAGGATTCGATTTATAAGCGTGGATATGAATTATGGGAAGATGTGTTTGCACCTAAATATGGTAGCATCGCACCACCACCATATGACGCGGTTAAAGTATCCGTTACACCAAATACTCGAACTAAGTTTGATGATTGGGTAAGTAGTTTTGAAGATAAAGAGTTAGCTCAGCGGTTAATTGATTGGGTAGATACTAAGAATAACGGCAGACACCTTACTACGTTCTATATCCCTCAAGCAATTGTACGCAGTCATGGAGTACCTCAAGAATTGGTATCGGGTATGCAACCTCGTAAACTGGCATTCCAGATTACTTCACCTTATTACTTATTACTTGAGTCATTTGGTTATTTTGTCCAGAACGATAAGCTTACAAGATTATGTTCAGATGAAATACCTGAATTCACTATTCCGTCTTCTATCTACGAAGATTAAACATAATGCCAGAGCACTTAGCTCTGGCTTATATGTTGTCCGTATAGATATTGATATTTTCAATAAAATAATTTCGAGTCATATCGTAATCTAAATTACGAATGGTACTAAATAATTTACCTGAATCCATAATCTTAAATTTACGGATATATTCATTTCTTTCCATCCCACTTGCTTTTGATTCTATCTTAAAATCAATACCAAACAGCAAAGATAAATAAGGTACTTCAGCAAGATATTTTGCAAGTCTATTCTGATGGGTATTCATAACGGTATCATCCATTAAGAAATCTTTTAAACTGTTTGTAAATATACCAGGTATCCAACAGGCAAAGTCTTGTACACTACCACGACTTAAATTTAAATAACGGATAATATCATCATGTACTTCATCTACATGGTAATAACTACTACTCATCGCTAAACGTGTATCAGATTTATTATCACTATTCGCTACACCGAAGTATCTATTTTTCAATCTATTGAACCAAACCGTTTCTAAATGGCTTTTCATCATATTGGTGATAGGGTAACTGTGTATAAAGTTCATCACACTTTTACTTGTCTCTTCATCGTATTGACTAGCAAGCTTATCGTTACGCCATGCTTTATATTGAGCAAATAATAACCCTATATCTATTTTAATAATACAAATCCCTTTTTCTTCACTTAGTCTTCTTTTATTATTAGGTAATTGATAATCAAATGAAGTAAACGGATGATAAACCACTCTTACAGGGTCCCATTCACTATAATGTTTAGTAAAGAGTTGTTCGATAGCGTCATCAAAAGGTTGTTCTATTAATATCTCTTGGCACTCATGTCCATAGAAGTTTGATTTGAATTGAACTTTACCGTAATTAACTGGAGAAATGATTCCTCTAGGTGAAGTGTATGTTAAAGCAACATCTCTAGCAATTCTATAGTTACTAGATGGTTCATTAGTACTACTACTTAAACCATTAAGGATGCCCACTAATATATGGTCACTTCTAACAGTCCAGTTCATATCCCGCCAATAACGGGTTATTCTTTTATAATTATAAAAGATATTGTTTTTAACTGTATTCAGTCTAGCAGGCACTCTAGGTGGTTGTTTATTTCTAGACGAATGTAAGAATGTTAACATGGTTTAAATTCCTTTAATTGTGGCTGTATTGTAATTACTATAAAATAGGTATAAAAAAATCGAAACTAATATAGTATGTAAAACTAGTATGCATGACTTAACTCGCTATTCTGTAGCGGGTTAGGGTTATGTTTAGATATCTTTCGATTTTTAACGTGTTTAGCTGAAAATACAAAATAAAATGAGAATTATATTATCTAAGTGATTATATCTTAAGGATAATTAACTTATTCATTTTGTACGGAGATTTAAAAATGAGACAAAACATTGTTTTCAGTCATGCAGGGTCTTGTAGTAAATATTATTACGATAGACTAAGCTTGACAGACATGTATGGGGCATTCCCAGAGCTACATGAAAAAATATCAACTAAATACACGAAAGAAGAAAAAGAAAATCTTTATACGTTGCTCTGCACGTATAACAAAAAGCTAACACGTATCTTGTACGATGCAAACACGAAGTTACTTTATCTTTTTGTTGAACCATGTTTCGGTGAAGTAGTCAATCTTATTGATGATCATTTTTCAATAGAAGTGATTAAGAAGTTATCGAAATTAAATGATGTATTAATTCCAGTTATGGAGTTAGTACCTGTTTATTATCTTTCGTTTGAAAATAAACTTCCAGTTCGTGATGTGATATTTTCTATTCATTGTACTGTCGATTATCCAGACTATCGACAACGTGAAGTAAAAGAAGTGATTTCTGTTTGTTGGTACGATGAGTTTAGATATCACGATAATCCAATCGTTGAATTATTAAAACGAGAGAGTTTTGATGAGACTTTTTGTATTAAACGAGAAGACGATGGTTGGTCAACAATCAATGTTGAATGGAAAGATGTTAAAAACGGTGACGTTACTGCTAATCACAATTTTAAACAATTGAAGATTGCTAAGTCCAGTACGATAGCTAGTGGGTATTATAATAAAGAAAATAAAGGTTCAGTTTTAGAACCAAGAATTTCTTCTGGTTGCACTCGTCAAGAATATATTACGGTGAATGTACCAGTACCATTAAACCTATATTCAAAAGAGACACTCGTTGAAGACCGTTGGTTTAGATTTATCTATTTACTTTTAGACCGTTTAACTAAAGCACAACGTGAAGAAGATAAAGATTACTTTGATTATATTTATAAAGTACTCGAAGAAAGAACAACTGAACATCCAGAAAGCTTAAATGAGCTATTTGTGTTGTTCAAACTTAAAGAATGATTTATAAGTTTAAAATGCAAAGAAATTTTAAGCTTATATTATCTAATTGGAATACAATCTGTATTCTAATTCATTTAATATTAATTGGCCAATTAATAACAGGAGATTTATCATGGCAATTACAGGTAAAAATGATTTTTCAGCGTTATCAGCAGAAACTTCTGGTGTAAAACCAACTGAAGCAGCATACCGTGCAGAAGCAGGCGCTCAAGCATCTGCAGCACAACCTAACTTCACTGCTGGGGTTAATGCTAACCAACCAGCTAGCACCTTAAACGGTAAACGTGGTACCGGTTTATTAAACGGTATTCGTCGTACAGTACCATACAACCAAACAGGTGCACGTGTAGCTTCATTCTTAACAGCGTTTGAAAAAGTTGTAAAAGAACAGTTAGTAGATTTAGATTCAGATCGCGATAACTGGGAATTTAAAATCTTTGACGGCCCAACAAACCGTTCAGCAGTATCTGCTATCTTATTTATCCGTGACTACAACTCTCACGTTGCAGTATTCCCATGGGTAATCCAAGATCCAGATCACTCATTAGCTGATAAAGTATTACAAATCCCAGCGATGTACAATACTCCAGCAACGACTATCCAAATTCCTCAGTTAACTGAAGAATTATTAACTTCTGATGGTGAGTTAGGTCAAGCTATCGTTAAATACGTAGCGTCATTACCTAAATACACAAATCGTGAAGTATTATTAGTTACTGGTCGCGTTATCCCTACTAAGTTAGAGCCATCTAACGAAGCTCAAATCCGTAGTATCATTTACTACGCTTCTGATGCATTAGAATCATCTTTAATCGCATTAGATTCTAACCGTGAGCATTTCAATATCGCAATGAAATCTCCGGATGAAAACTTAGTAGCACGTATGGAGTTCAACCCTGGTTTATCTGCAACATCTGTAGGCTTACCAGTACGTAACGACTTAGCAGTGCGTTTATCAGTTGTTGAAAAAGCAGCGAAAAACTCATTAGCAATGAACCGTCAACTTCCATTCTCTGCAACTCGTACATGGGGTGAATTAATTTACACTGGTGGTAATCCACAATTCGCTCAAATGGCTCAAGCAGGTATGATGGGTTATGGTTTCAATCCAGTAATGATGTCTAACCCAATGTTCCGTCCAGCGATCGTTATCTCTTCTATGGATAACCAATTCGAAGGTGGTTCATTAGAAACTCAATTGTTGGCGTTAAACTCTGCGGTATTGTTAGCAACTAACAACAACTGGTGGAATTTATTCCGTCCTAACCATGCGATTACAACTATTGGTGCAGACCCTCAAGATATCGGTATGATTACTGCAGACGTTGCATACCCAGGTGAAGAGTTAGGTTATACTAACACTAAAGCTGAAGGTTTCAATTTCGCACAATTCATGATGAAATATATCGAATCTGATGTATTAATCAAATTAGACGTTGATGAATTAGGTGACTTAACCTACTTACAACAACCGTTCTTATACGTATCTGGTGTGTCTGGTAACCCACAGGACCAAGCAACAGCAAATGAAATCATTTGCCAAGCATGTAACCACTTAACTGATGGTAACTTCGCTAAATACTGGTCTGGTAAAGATCCAATCGTTGTAGATTCAGATCGTATCGAAGTAGGTTACTACGTGAATGATAAAGGTGAATTACGTCCATTATCTGAAATCGACTATCGTTACATTGCTAACTTAATCGATATCAATGTGGCTCGTGACTTCCAAGATTCATTCAATAGTCAAATCTACCCAGATGACAAAGTGCGTTTCAGCAAACGTAAAGCGATCTACGACATGTACTTCGCAGGTAGCTACGAAATCACTGGCTTCGCTCGTCGTTTAACATTCAACTCAGCATTTATCGTTGCGTTATCACAAGCAATGAATGATGCTAACGGTGTTATTGCTATTGAACACAACTACAATAACAACGCGACAGTTGAACGTGGTAACCGTAACTCTATCCTAGGTATCCAACCTAACCAAATCGGTCAGTTTGTATACGGTGGATATAACTACGGTAACGGCCAACAAGCCACTACTGGTGTATGGCGTAATTACAACAGCTACGCTCTAGGTAATAGTTACCTATAAATAATTGATAAGAGACTCAACAATGGGTCTCTTGTTATCTGACTAAAATATTATAGGACTATTGGAAGTTTGTGTCCAATAGTCCTATATGTCAGTTTAATTATTTTATTTTTAATTATAGAGGAGTACGGATGGACGTCAAAGAGGTTAGTGGGAAGATAAGCAGTGGTTTAGCTTTAGATACCACTAATTACCATGCAGTTTTAAATAGTCTAAAGAAACCACCTCTATTGGTAAATGACCTAGATACTAACTACCCTGAAGATGAAGAACTTCTTAATAAATATCTGTTAACCACTTACGATACCGCGACATTCTCGATGGTGCCGAGTTGTGAATGTGGACATTTAGTAGGAGGACATTTACGGGGTAAAACATGCAGTAAATGTAATAGTGAGGTATTAGCTCACACTGAAGTACCAATTGAGTCTAATCTATGGATTAAAGTGCCAGATGGTGTAGTGGCATTTATGTCACCTACATTGTTTAGTAAGTTAAGCCAAACGTTTGAAACGAACAAAGTGGATGTTATTCGATGGATTTGTGATATCCATTATAAAGGTAACTTCCATGAAGTCGAAGTGATTAATAAATTACGAGAAGCTGGAGTCAAACGCGGTTATAATAATTTTATCAATAACTTCTGGGAATATATTGATATCTTATTAAGACCACGTATGTATACGTCTGTTTCAGATAAACGTAGAGATATACGTAGATGGTTAGAGGATCACAAAGATACCTTGTTTACCGAATTTCTTCCTTTACCCAATCGTATCTCTCTTGTTACTGAGAAAACATCGACAGGCAGATATGGTGAGATTCTAAAATTCGGCGGTGCAGTAGAAGCCGCACGCACTATCACATCACTTAAAACAAGAATCGATACACCAAGTCAATCAGCAAAGGAAGCTGCTGCATTTCGATGTGTTTATCTTTTAGCGGCTTATTATAGAGCGCAACAAAAAGATAGTCTAGGACGTAAAGAAGGTCTTATTCGTAAACACATTTGTGGTACAAGGATGCCATTCTCAGCTCGTAACGTGATTACCTCATTACACGCAGAACACGAGTATAATGAATTACACGTTCCATGGGCGATGGCAATAGGTTTATTGCGTTTACATTTAACCAATAAACTCTTTAAAGATGGGTATAGTCCTAATGAGATTACAGGTTTACTCACAGGACATGTAAATAGATATCACCCACTTATTGATAAGTACATGAAAGAATTGATTGCAGAATCCCCGTATAAAGGATTACCGTGTTGTTTTAACCGTAACCCGACACTATTACGTGGTAGTATTCAACAGTTATACATTACTAAGATTAAAAGTGATGATATCAATGATAATACAATAAGTTTAAGTGTAATGATTCTGGCAAGTTATAATGCAGAAAATCTTCATTAAAATGAAAAAGTAAAATATTAAATAAAAATTAGTAAGACAATAATCGTATAGCTTTATGCTTCGTTAATAGTACTTTTATAAAGGAAAATAAATGAAAGATAAAGCTTATAAAGAACCTGTAAAAGTAAATACTGTAGACGGTATTGACTTTTATGCTGTTAAAGAAACTGGTTGGATTCCTGTATCTAGATGCGGTTTAGTGTTAGGTAGGAATAAAACTATTTGTGGCAAGCCTAATGGTAGTGATCGTTATATTTGTTTTAATAAATTTCCGGTTCACCGTTTAGTGGCTACTACATTTATTCCCAATACGGATTCCAAGAAGATTTTTGTTAACCATATAGATGGTGATAAACAAAATAACCATGTATCTAATCTTGAATGGGCAACCCCATCTGAGAATTGCACTCATGCTTATCAAACTGGATTACGCCCAGACAATAAACATGTGCTAGCTAAAAATATAGATACTGGTGAAATCTTAGAGTTTAACAGTATATGGGAATGCGGCAGACATTTTAAGACTAATGGTGGTACAATACACCGTATCTTAAATAGACCACAAATTAGACCCTTTAAACTCAAATATGATTTAACTTTTAAAGGTAGTGAGTTTAACGGGTTTACAAAAGACGATGTAGTGATGTTAGAAGAGAACGGGAGTAACCGTTTAGTTATCGCAATTAATAAAGATAATGAAAATGATAGTATTATCTTCTCCAATAACAAAGTTGCTGCTGCTAAGTTTGGCGGTTCTCCTGCTTTAATAAATTGGTACATTTGTTGTAATGGCGCAGGCGAGTTTAAGAATTTATATAAAGGGTATCGTTGGTATTACTTTAGAGATTATTCTAAAACTAGAGAACAAACAGATAAGCTTATAGAACAATCCGTTAAGGAGTTGGAACCTTATAAGTTTAACATGAACCCAGCCAACAAAAAGCCTAAAAAGCTTAAAATAACCAATCTAGAAACAGGTGAAACCCAAGTATGGAATTCTATAAAAGAATATGCTCATGCTAAAGGTGTTAAACATAATAGCTTGGAAAAACGTATTCTAATGAATAACGGTATCATACAAGGGTTTAAATACGATTATGTCAAACCTTTTGATATTTAATATTTACTAACACTAACTAATGAATTGCTCCTGTAATCAGAAATGGTTATAGGTTAACCCTCTAATTGCGGGAATAGCCGTTATGATAACTACTCCTATTACATCGAAAGATAGTAATAGCCGCTCACAATAACGTGTGAGTTTATAGTAAAGACGTTATCACGTAGGACAGTCCGCAGCGAAGCTCCTAAGTCCTTATCAGGATATGGAGTGTGTTCAACGACTATGGAGTTGCGTCCAGTACACTCAAGCGAGTGGAAACGGGGGAGACGTAGGGAATAAAGTGAATACCTACGATGCTTTTATAAACAAAGGCATCCTTACCGAGTAATGTCGGAGGTTCGAGATATAGTCTCGTCATCTATGGTAACATAGAGCAGTCTATCTGATGGAAAGATAGACGGGTAGAGCGTAGCGAACTCTATTGAAGAATAACGTTTTGATGGTAAAATTGATTGCCAGTCTTATTCGTGAGGATAAGAGTATAGGTAACGCGGAATGAAGCAAGAAGACTGTGATGTTGACTTGAGACTGAAGGTATAATTTAAAAGTTATACCAAGCGCAGAGCGTAGTAGGTGAACCTAGTAATAGAATATAATCCTACCAAGAGGCCGCGTCGTATCATCGCCTAAAGAATGATTTTACTCAATATAGATTGAGATGCAAAACGTACGCCAGACTATAACGAAGGATAAGTTATAGAACTAGAGGATAAAAAGCCTTTAGGGTAACAAAAATGGATCAAATGAACTTATATTTAAACTTAGATACATTCCAACATGATAACTTTTCTCCATTAGCGTCACACACGTCTGTATGGAGTACGGAATCACCGTTTGATGTATCGGGTATTGTGAATATCACTAAACCTATCTTTGCAACGATTAACAACTATTTGACTATAGGAAAACGCCCAGAGTTATTTCCATAGTCTATTTAACTAACAAGGAGTTTTATGGCTATTCTAATAGATGGTGATAGAGAGGTAGTAGCACAAATGCTATTTGGTCCTCCACCGCCAGGTTATCAAGACTACCTTAATCAGACTAACCAGTATTTCTCAAATATGCTTACAGATGTAGGTAAGAAGTTTGTAGAAACAGCGAGTAATGTATTTACACGTATTAATGTTAATGAGGCAACCAATATGGCGAAAGCAGCATTACGTGTAGTAAATACTTATTTCCAAAGAGACATTATTCACGATGTAACTTCGATAGAAGATTTACAAGAAGCACCTAATGCCATGGTGCGTTGGATTATGTGTCATCCTGGTTTACGGTCTATGATGGAGGCTAATACCATAGATGCATATGGTGATCGTTATCAAGATAATCAGCCAGACTTTAGTGTTGGTTGGAATCATTTTGATTATTGCCAAGTATATGATGGTTGGATCGAGCCTGTCACTGTAACGAAAACAATCGTGAATGAAAATAACGAGGAAGAAGAAATTACAGAAACCTACGATGAAATGACTCAAGTATGGATGGGTGAAGAAGAACATGAGGAACTTCTCGATATTGAAGCAGATATCATTAGAACCGCTCACATGTTTGTTGATAAAGCACTAGCTGAAAAACGTGACCCAACTTCTTACTACGATAACATCATTGTAAGCTAAATTAATAAAATATCCCTAGTGTATATACACTAGGGATATATGTTTTTGTATTTTATTTTTTTAGGGCTTAGTATGTTTAGAAACAATTTATAACCTATAAATGCTCTTTAAGGGGGGTGTATGGCGTTTAACCCAAATAAAACAATAAGGGAAACTAGTCCTTTATTACCCACACTGTCATTAGCAGGATGGGTTTCTGGTATAGCCGAGAAAATAGACAGAATGCTAGCCAATTACATGGCTTCTCAATATACACAAACTGTATACCACAGAGGACATGTAAGATCTTTAGCTTATACGGTACAAAAATATTATAATGATCCTAGTAGTTTAGCTTCAGCCATCAAAGTCGATATTGAATCATTGTTAAGTGGTTTCGTTGATTACGTTTACGCTGAAGTCACTTTTACTGAGGATAAACTCACTTACCGTTATGATTATAATATCGATATTACTTTTAGTCACGCAGGATATACATGGTCTCATGTTAAACGATTAAAAGTAGAAGATAGTAAATTTGAAATGCTTGTAGATATTAATAATACAGGTAAATATTCATTAACCCATAATCGCAATTAAGGAAAAATAAAAGAATGAGTAAAGAAAGAGAAAGACACGAATTAGGTTATTTCTTAGATGCACCATTACCAACAATGTTAAGTCACGATGATGTTTACGGTGATTACCATTTTACAGAAGTGGATGATTCATTGATGGGTGGTTACGATAATACTTTATCCACTTTAGCGAATTACTTAAATAACGCTTTACCGACTAATGCTCAGAATAAACGTCCTTCTATCGATGAAGCAACCTTTGTTCATGCATGGTTACCACATTTTTATAATGGTAACGCTGGTACAGAATATGACCCATCAGTTAGTTTAACATGGATCAATAGCGTAGCAGGGGGTAAATTTGATGGTGCTTATCACAGTGTGGATGTGATTCGTGACGGTAAAGTCATTTTTAGAGTACCACCATTACAAGCTCGTGTAAATATTATCGGTGGTGAGGACAGAAATAAAAGTGTTTCCATGCTCTATAAAGAAATGGATGATAACTTAAGACGTGTACCTCATGCCGTAAAAGCACAAGAGCAGTTCTTTTTAGATCGTATCTTTGATAGCAAGAATGAAAATCAAAGTAAACATGATTTAGCTACCAAAACTAATTTAAAGTATCTATATATTTTAGATGAAATTTTCACGTACTACGGGTACGATAGTATTTTATCCCCCGAACTTATGTCAGTTAAAGAATTAGTTATGGGTAAAAAGGACAATGGAACGAAATCAAGCGGAGAATTATCTCCAGGAACTGGACACTCAGTACCAACTGAACAAGATAACGAAGACGATTCAGACTTGTTCGGATAAGATTATACCTATCAAAATAGCTTCTTTCCATGATGTTCACCTTGGACACCATAGAACCATTGCTACAGACGTTGTAGCGAGATTTCATAAAGTCTTAGATGATGAAGCTGAAGTTTCCTCTTGGGATATGTTAGTATTCCCAGGAGACTTATTTGATAGGTTATTATATTTAACATTTCAATACCTCCAAGATGTTTTAGTTTTATTTACGAGAATATTAAAATTAGCACATAAACACAATTTTATTATTCGCATTTTGGAAGGTACCCCGGGACATGATTATAAACAATCTAATCTTGTTAAAATCGTTGCTGCAATATTAGATATCGCGATGGGGCTTAAAGTCGATTTAAAATACGTATCAGAATTATCTATCGAGTATATCGATAAATACGGTATAACCATGTTATACGTTCCTGATGAATGGGATACCGATGTTGTATCTACCTATGAACAGGCTAGAGAACTCATGAAACAACGTAATCTCACACAAGTGGATTATTGTTTATTACATGGTGCGTTCAATTATCAGATCGATTCGTCTTTAAATCCAAAAGCTCACTCTGAAGAATTATGGTCTAATCTTGTACGCTATTATATCTTTGCAGGTCATGTGCATTTCAAATCGCAATATAAGAATATTTTAGTTGCAGGAAGTTTTGATCGATTAGCTCATGGTGAAGAACAGCCTAAGGGCTGGTTAACCTGTGAGATTAAAGATACCGGGGAACATGAAATCATTTTTCATGAGAATAAATTTGCCACTATTTATAAAACACTCGATGTTCGTGGTAAGAGTTTAGAAGAAGCACTGACGTTTATTGAAGATGAATGTAATAAAGTGCCAGATTATTCCCATATTCGATTATTCTCAGATAGTAGAGATACTATTACGGAAGGATTGAAAACCTTAAAACAGAAGTTTAGTTTTATTTTCTTTACAATTAAGATAGATAAGAAAGAAGAAGTGAAAAGACAAAAAACGATAAAATTGATTTCTGATAAATTTCAAACTATCAGTTTAGATAAGGACAATATTGTTCGTGTTATAGCAGATAGATTAAAAGAAATGCCAGAAATAAATAGTGAGTATGTTTTACAACAACTTCATAAACACATGTAATGGAGGTATGGGAATATGGATATGAGTACGAAACGATTATTAGGTGGTAAGTACTTTATATCGATGGGTACTGCCATGATATTTGAATCAAGTGAATTCGATATTAGAAAATGGCCTAATCTAATGTATCTTAATTTAAGAACATTGTATCGTAATTACGTCGCTTCAATACCAACTGATTATCAAAAACATGTTAAAGTAAAAGACATGTTAGAAGACTTTTTTAAAGAAGTCTCTACCGTAGAAACGATAATAAAAGAAGTATCTCAAAATCGAGTAAAGATATTATTTTATTATCCACGTTATGAACATTTAGATAAAGTATTACCTGAGGTTACAGTACTTGACTATAACCCAGGTATATTCGATCAACTTGAACTCGATATGTGGGCATTTGCAAAACGTAATCAGATGTTAATTCCTTTTTTCTATCAAGAAGTGAAAGGTGAATTACCACCAGCAAATGAACCTGTATTACTACTTAGTTCGTTTATTACTGATCTTTTATCTGCTTCACGGTTTCCTGCACTTTACTTAATTGAATCTTTTACAGGTAAAATTAAGAAAAGACAAGAATGGCACACGAAGTTAAAAATAGGCAATGTTAAAAATATTGACCAAATTGGTATACCGTTTAACAAATTTACTATACAAGTATTTGGTGATAAATCGGGTGCTTATAAAGGGCAAGATAGGGTAATACGAAAAGTAGTAAGGGAAATGGCTATAAATGACCACTGGTCACCAATAACCACAAGAGATAAAATTAGAACATCAATTAATAAGTTAAAAGACCATGATATAAAGAAAATATTATTGGATTTACTGTAATTAGCTAATATGATGTTAAAGTCTATGTTATTTATATCAACTCATTAAGGAATTTAAATTATGACTGAATTAGTACAAGTAACACCGTTTAATCAAAAGGTAACAATTTTAAACGATAACAAACTTCGTTTAACAGGTGAACCTTTAGAAGGTAATGAACCTAACCGCTTACCTTGGATGTGTTTTGCATTAGTACAAAACTATCCTTACATTAAAGTTAATCTTAACAACGGTAAACAAAAAGAAGAAGCTAAATTTGATTTGGCTTTAGACCAAGTTGCTTTCCAAGCAATCATTTCCGCAATGGAAGATGCAGTACGTTCAAAAGAACCTACTATGATTACTATTGGTGTTAAACGTAAAGGTTTTGATCGAGCAACAAATCGTCCAACTGATCCATACCTTTATGCGACAGTGACTGTAGGTAAAGACGCAGATGGTTGCGAATTTATCGGTATTCAACGTGGTAAAAAAGACAGTAAAAACTATGTGTCATTAAAATTTGGTTTTACTGATCCTGAATTCCATCCGGTTATTGAAACCGCTACAGGTCAACCGGCTTCACGTCAACGTGTATCTAACTTGATTGCACGTGGTTTTATTCGTTTATTAAACCACTACATGACAGTGCTAAACGTAATGACTTGGAGATACGAAAACACTGGCGAAGGTAAGTTTGCTTTAAAACAAGCTGAACAACGTGGTGGTCAAGGCGGTAACGGTGGTAATAGTGGATATAAACCACAATACAACCAAAATAATTCATCAAGTAACCAAAGCAGTGGATACTCTTCTGAACAAGAAAGTAGCAACCCTGTGACTAAAGGTTTTGATGAAAACCTACCATGGTAATTTAACTAATAAATATGGTAATTAATATTTAGTTACCTTATTAAATGTCGTGAATTTATATACATCCGCGACATTTAAATTCCTAATCTTAGCGTTGCTAAGGATGATAACTATAATTAAAAATGAGTTATCGTTCTTAGTAACGCATACAGCACTTATGCCCAATCTTTAATTTTTTATCGATTTTACTTACAACAGATAAACTTATATTATCTAAATGATGGAAGTTTCCATTTTTATTTAATATAAATAATAAATGAGGTAATTATGCAGTTCAAAAGAACAGAAACAAATTTAACAACTGATAATACCATTACTACTGAACACAAAGGTGTTGAACTAGTATGGGGTATTAAAACGTTTAGAACGTTAAACGTGACACCAAACTTAATTACCGATATCAATAAGTATTGGGCAGGGTTACCTATGGAATCTCAAGATGCAATTTTTGATATTTATACAAAGATTCATGCAACTTTTGAAACTGTAGAAAATATTCGAGTGATGGATAAGTATCTACACACTCTGATTAAACAGCTTTTCGAATATCATAAATTCGAAGATATCATGGCTTATTATAAAACTAAGTCAGAGATCAAATTACCTGTCCTTAAAGATAACTATGCATCAGACCGTGATGTGCCAGAGTTGACTTATTTACGTAATGAATATTACGGATTAATTGGTCTTTGTATCGTAATGAAAATTATGGTGCCTATATGGGGTGAATATATCAACTTCATTGCTAATGATGTTGGTACAAACTTTAAAGAATATCGAGCAGCACGATTATTGCGTGGAACGAATGTTACTGAATCAGAAGGGTATAAACGTTTATCCGTTTATATTAACGCTCACTGGGAAGGTAATACAGAGAAACAAATGAGTGCAGCGATTTTAGCTGGTTTAGATGAGAATCAAGTACCGAGTTGGTTATTAGGTAACGCATTAGTAAGACGTATTGCGACTGCAGAACTCATGCAACGCAGTAATCCAATGCCAGCTAACACCATCATCACCGATGTATATAACTTTATCGATAGTTTATCTAATACAATGGATAAACATTTTGGTGGTAGAATCAACGAAAAAAGTTTAGATGCGAGTGGAAATGATGAAGATAATACTTCAGTTATTGAAAACTATAAAATCAAACAAGAACTATCAGAAGGTGTTATCACCATGCATGATGTTTATTTGGTTGATTACCCTGAAGTTATTCTTAAGAAGTTAGCACCAGAATGCCCAGTAAAACTCTTTAAAGATAACATGAAGTTATTTGAAACACACTACAAGGATGGGATTGATATAAGACACTCTGCTACAAGATTAGTGCAATGGGTATTACACCCAGTTGTTACGCACAAAGCTTTAGATAGAGTAACGTATCAAGGGTTATTATCAGCCTATGTGTTGACTTACACATTACTGATGTATTGGGGTTTTGATGATTTAGCTATCTGGTTAGCGTCTAAACAACAACCTACACAAGCAGCGAGTAACGTTGTTCGTTTACAAATTACCGATGCACAATTGGAACAGTTGAATGCGATTTATCCGCATGCACCAAATAGTACAATTAAACGTCGTATTTCTAAACGAGATAGCAACGTTGCAGCAGTAGCGATAAGTATGGTTGTAGTACCGATTTATAGTTGTTGGTGGAAAGTGCCTGAATGGATCGATGCGAAAGCATACCCTGAACTTAGAATTGAAAATGGTATCATGCCAGTATTCGGTAATATCGAAATACGATTGGCTGATCTCGTTATTTTCTTAAAAACGAAAGTTCACAACAACTTATTGAAGATTACAAGAGAAACAAAATAGGAGTAAAAAGTACGATGCGAGTTTTAGGTTTAACTTTATTTGCTAATAAAGGGATAAACGATGTACATAAGCGTTCTTATAAAACGCATGTGACCAACGAGAACTTGAACATGTTAGCGGATGCGACGCAAGGAGGTCGCGTTTTAAGTCAACATGCTGTTTCACAAGTTGCGGCTAACATGGTAGCACCGAGTGCAGAATCAGAAGGTGTCGCACCGATTGTACATGGTTGGAGAACAAACCGTTTCCGTTTCTTACTAGAGATAGAAGAAAATGGCGCTAATGGTGCAAGTAATATTGTTTATTATACGGGTTATACCGATTACATGGATGATTCTTATATCACCATGTCTGCAGGTAGAACAAGTATTGATCCACATTTACAATTTCATGTGACTTCAACTAACCGTTTAAGAAACACACCGGTGTTAATCAATGGTGCCATGAATGCTCGTGTAACGAACACAGGCGCTCATCAGCTCATTTTTAATAACAGTGTGGATAATCTACAGGGTGGAGCAAAACAAACGTATCTGATGCGTCCTAGCGATATTTTCCAAAGTCAAAACTCACTTGATGTCATGACTCGTTATGGATTATTAGATGGTGGTGTAGTAAATGATACTACAGGTAGTTTATTAGGTGGTGGTAACCAATCTAGCCGTACGAATAACTCACCAGGTACGTATCTATTTAATACACTTAAAGCTTACAGTTATGCGAAAAACGTTGTAGAAGATACAAGTGATATTCGTTCTATGGTAAATGAAGCGGTTTCTGTCACTAAAGATGGTGATCTATATTACGATCCATTCTTCGATAGAATGTCAGCACTTAACACGAATATCCGTGTTCGTGGACAATTCAGTTATGATGACTTGGTACGTGCATTCCCGCATATCGATGAAATCACAGTAATTACTCGACCACGTATGGATGCTAACGTTTGGGATTATACTAACACTGAACACTGGAATGGTTCTAACAATGAAACTGTGGCAGCGTCTTTATTAGTCAATGCTGTACCGTCTATCATGTTAGATAACTTAGTGGCTGATGCGCGTTTCTTAATCACTAATGATACCGTAACAGGTGAAGTGGTGCATCAGAAGTATTCATGTAATCCTATTAATAATAGTCTCGATAGAGATGCATTATTAGAGCGTGTGATTGAACGTGTTAAATTAGAACTTATTCCATCTATCTCAATGCAGAATAGTTTTAAATTTACCGTCTTAATCGATTGTTCAATTTATGGTGACACCATGGTAAACATTAGTTTAAACGGTGGTGTAGCAGTCCCTTACGTCATGCCGACCTTTGCTGATAACTTAGCTTCACCGGTATTGACAAATGACATTAATCGTTACAACAGTGTAACAAACGACATCTATAACGTCGCTCAACAGTTATTAGATGCGAAAGCCCCAATCATTCAAACACCTGGTCAAGGCGGATTTACTCCTCCAAATCAGGGCGGTATTATTACTAATTCTACAGGTTATCTATAAGGAGTGAACAATGTCAGAATTAACTAGTCTATATAAAGGGATCTTACATTCCCTTGGTTTAACCGTTAACGATAAAGGCGGTGTATACATTTTCGGTTTAGACGAAGAAGAACCGTATAATGTTGATGGTAAACATTTAGTCGTTCCTTACGATAACGTGTTACGTAATCCAGATTGGGAACATCAAATTGCATTCCATCCGTTATCTGAAAACATTGCACGTAAAGATTCAGTGGTATTGAAATCATTACAAACTTTAGGTAACATTAGTATCGATGCAGATGTCGGTATGATCATTGGCGAGCTCATTAGTTATTGTGCTGATAGTGATAGACACGGTAAATTAAATGCGAAACAAACTGCATTCTTATCGTTATATCCAAATGCCGATGAAACCTCTTTGAAAAACTGGCAAAAGATCGAAGCGAAGATTGGTAGTGAATACCACTATGTGCGTTTACTTACTTATCGTGATAAGAAATTAAATGGTGAATCCTTCTCACGTGTAACTTACGTGACATTCCCGTTATATAAAGAACTATGCAAACTTATCGATGCAAAATCTGGTGATTATACCGTATACGGTGTCAAACTTCGTAAGAAAGATGCTGAAGGTATCAAAGCGTTATTTGAGTATATCTTTAAATCAGTAGATAATCCTGATTCAGAATATTCAACCGGTACACGTTCTTTAATTGCTCCATCATTCCATGCATTCATTAACTCTTTCTATAAAGTTAAGAAAGCATTGGAGAAAGTATTTAAACTTCTTAAATTAGATACGGAATCTTTAGCTTGGGGTAATGAAATCAACGATTTAAGTAAATTTAAAGGACTCATTCCACCACTTGCTGGTAACGAAGGTGAACTCACTGAAGGTGATCGTAGACGTAAAGAGCAACAAGTTGCTCCAGTGTCTCCACATAGCCCTAAAGTGATCAATCAAGTACATCAGGCATTATTACAAAATAGTAATAATAAAACCATGAGTACAACACCTCCACAAGTGAAACCACAGGCGCAAGTGCAAGCTCAACCTGAAAAAGTGAAATCGGGTGGTATTGTGAAACGTGAAATTCCTATCAAAAACGATGTGAATTTCAATACACTACCAGTCAATCCGGTACAAGCTCAACAAGGTTACATGCAACCGCAAGCACCTATGGTGAATGGTCGTTTTGTTGATCAAAATGGTCGTCCTATTCCAGTACCAAACTACGGTCAAGCACAAGTTGTAGGGTATGCTAATCAGCAACCTGTTAATCAACCGATGATGCAACAACCAATGATGCCTGTGCAACCTATGATGCAACCTATGGTGCCTCAACAAATGTATCAACAACCCATGATGCAGCCGATGATGCCACCACCAGGTATGTATAATGCACCACAAATGCAACCTGGGTATTATCAACAACCTATGATGCCAGCACAGCCTGTGCAGCCTCGTAACCAACAAGGATATTATCCATACGGTAGATAATCGAACATATATCCCTTACGTATACACGTAAGGGATATTCTTATTTTCTATAAGCATTTATGGTGTTGTATTGAGCCAGTAACTCTTCCAATACGCCGTCATCAGGTAAATATAATAACTGATAACTTTCATCGAATTCGTGATTATACTTCATATCGTTTAGTCTCATGATAAACCAGTGTAAATTCAATGGGATATTTAAGTCAAACAATAATGATGATAAATCATAACGATGAACGTATGCTTGCATAGGCTCTAGCTTATGCGTCACTATACGGTTTTCCTTGATCCAGTCGATGTGGTCTTCAAAGAAGTGTCGAAAGGGATCAAAGTAATACATGTAGCTGTAATTGGAATGAGTTTTCTTGTTTATTAATAAATCTGCCATTTATCTTATTCCTAATTTAATTGTAATCTTATCATACAACTAAGGAGTAAATAACATGCAAGATAACGATTATCTTGGATTAGAACCTCGGTTTATGGGTGCAAGTACGATACTTGAACCTCATGCAGCCTGTTCATCCGCTTCACGTTCAGCCATGCGTGCAACATTCTTGACGCAAATGAACGTTATCGCAGGAGCAGGTCCTCGACGCATCATTTCTGGTGCTGAAAAGGAATATGGTAAATACACCATGTCTATTAAAATGCCTTGCAATGGTACTATCCTTAAAGTCGTCCACAAATATCCTCGTAACCTAGGGATGTTCTCGTTTAAACAAAATAGTGAAACCACTATCATATACGAGAACGATGAAACGGGGGAAATAGGACATATCGTTATTCCTATTTCATATTGCAACCACAAAGTATTTGGTTTTGAATATAAACAAAATACACATATCACTCGCCAACTTAGACAAGGAATGAAGATTGCTAAAGATACGATCTTAGCCGATTCACCTAATGTCCAAGAAGATGGAGACTACTGGTACGGTACAGAACTTATTACAGCATTCTTATCAGTTCCAGGTATCATTGAAGATGGTGTCGTGATATCTCAATCTGCTGTAGAAAAATTAAAAACAAGAGGTTATGGTAGTAGTATCCTAGAATGGGGTGGAAATAAAATTCCATTAAACATCTACGGTAATGATGAAGAATACAAATATTTCCCCGATATTGGTGAACGTGTTCGTAAAGATGGTATTCTTTACGCGACTCGTGAATATGATCCAGAGTTAGCAATCTGTGACATGTCCGCAGATGCATTACAGGAAATTGACTATACGTTTGATGATATTACGTATATTCAAATGACTTCTGTAGATTCTGAACATATGCCGATTGTGGAAGACATTAATGTATTACACACGCATAATCCTGATCTATGGAAAACACCACCATTAATCGAAAGACAAATTAAGAAGTATCATGAAGCCACTAAAATTTATAATACTTCTATTTACGATAAATACGATGAATTGCGTAAAGTGCGTAAACAAAATTTACGTATCACTTCAGCATTTCATTCTAATATCGTTCGCTGTATGTCTTACGATAATAATATCCAGAAAGTACAAGATAAATTGACTAAATCAATTATTCGTTCTTTCCGTCGTATTAAGTTAGACGACTGGCGTGTGGAAATTAAGTATGGTTGGGATGTGATTCCAACTCTTGGCAAAAAGTATACTGATCTTCACGGTGTATGGAAGTCAATGTATTTGAACTAAAGAAAAGTCTTATATAGTAGGGAATTTGATATTCTTGATGTGTAAAATTTTATTTAAAATACCAGATAGTTATGTAGAATACGTAGACCTACAGAGTTTTTAAATTAATTAACAGAAGGAGTAAAAAATGTTTACTACTAAAGACAACAGTCATGCTGAATTTCGTATCATCCCTGGTTTTGAAAAATATAGTATTAACCGTTATGGATTGATTAAAGATAATGACACAAATTCTTTCTTGAGTCAAAGTCCATCTAACGGTTATATGGTTGCTACCTTGATTAGAGAATCTGAAGGTAAAAGAGCACAAACCTTACAACGAGTACATCGTTTAGTAGGTTTAGCTTGGATTCCTAATGATGACCCTAATAAAATAGAAATCAACCACAAAGATGGGGATAAAACCAATAATCGTGTAGAGAACCTAGAATGGGTAACTCCACAAGAGAATGCGCATCATGCAGCGAAATACTTGAATTATACTAACGGTACTAAACTTAAATGTCGTACTCGCGATTTTGAGACAGGTGAAGTAGTGGAACATGATAGTGTTCAATTGGCTGCTAAATACATGGGGTATAAAACAACTACTGGTTTATCAGTATTGTGCCCTAAGATGTTTGGTAAGCTATTGCAAGATAGATATGAATTCAGATTAGCTGAAGATAAAAGACCTTGGTTCTATGAAAACCGTAAAGAAAGAGTTTTATCTCGATATATGGTGATTGTAGAAAAGAATGATGGTACTACTGAAGAATATTTCAGTAAGGTGAGTTTACTTAAATCTTTCGGGTTATATAATAGCCCAGATAAAAGTATCTCTGGATTGGCTAAAGCGATACAGGAATTACATCCTGATTATAAAGTAACGTTATTAGATGCATATACCATTGATTTAGGTATTCCTAGATTACATGGTACACGTGTTAATGATACCGGTATGATATATGCAGTAAGCCAACACACCATGATTGTAGTTGACAGTTATTTACGTACAGCTAATATCTTTAGAGTAAAACCTGAAGCGATTAGAAGACGTATAAACACCCTAGAACCATTAAAAGGTTTTATCTTCTTACAGGATGAACATCTAGAACTTATCGAGATGTACAGACTGCGTGACAAATACGAAGACAAATTGAGAAATTTACCAGCGCCCTCAGAGGTATTAGTTCCTTAATAGGAAAAGAATAACTGAGAATTCTCTCTAATTGACGGGGAACTCTTAATTACTTCACACCAGTATTAAGACAATCCGCAGCGAAGCTTGTAGTATAATTGATATAAGCAATTATATTACATGAACGTTCAACGACTAGTGCGGTAGCACGTAGAGCCCAAATGCGGGTAGGCAGTAGATCAATTAAGTCCTTTAAATCGAAATGGGAGACACGTGAGTGGGTTACGACCAACACCTCCATATAGGAGCTATACGAGTAATGTCGATAGGTGAAGATATAGTCTAGTATCCTAAGGTGACTTAGGGAAGTTTAGTTTATGAATGGTAAACTGAGAACTGCGTAAAGTAGCGACTTACGTGAATGCACGGGTAAAGGTGTAGTCTGTGCTATATGGCCAGACGAAAGAATGCCATATGACCCTGTAACAGGCATACGCGCTGAACAGATAGTCTATGGAAATTCGACAGTTAACCGAACAAACGTTGGACGAATGTATGAACATTACATCAATGCTACTTCAGCGTATTTGGAAAACGAATTTAGAATCATGGTGGATAAAGGTGAACAGCAACGTGCTGCAGATCTTTTATTCGAATATTATAAAATCGTTTCTCCATTGATGTATGAACATGCTATTCAGATGTATGAAACACCTGAAGCAAGAGTGATTCATTTACTCGATATGCTTAAAACACAACTACGTATATGGCTACCTCAAAATAGCCCTAATATTGGTGCTGCATGTATCTGGGAACTTATGCAAAAATTCCCTATACCTGTTCATCCGGTTAAGTACGTAGATGATGCGGGTAATACAGTCACTACAGTTAAACCAGTGATGCTAGGTTCGTTATATACGTTATCACTTGAGAAAATCGGTGATGACTGGGGTGCTACAAGTATTCCTAAACGACAACACCATGGTATCCCTGGTAAGCTTACCGATAGTGATAAGTCAAGTTTACCTTGGCGTGATCAAGCATTTAAGATGTTTGGTGAATCTGAAGTACGTTTATTACTAGGTACGTTAGATCCTCAATTTGTTTCTTTAATGGTTAACTTCCCAAATAGTCCAGCTATGTGTGAAGAAACTGCGAGAAATATCTTGAGAGCGCCACAACCAAGTAATATCAAACGAGTGATGGATTATTATACACATGCAAAATCTCCTGGTAGAGCGACTCAGTTCTTTAACCACGTTATGGAGATCTCAGGTGTAAATGTAGTTAAAGGTACGAACAATGTCGAAAAGTAAAAGTAATTTCATCATTGCAAGAAACTTATTACAGTTAAAGGAAGATGAAATATGGGAGTTAGAATACCTGTATGAACCAACTGAAACTGTAACAGTTGCTTTTGACGATGGGGTGGAAATGGAAACTGATATTCGTAGAACGATTATCAGTTGGTATCTATGGAAACTACACCGTTTATACCCTGAAACACCTTTAACGAGTAAACATCATTTGGGTAGTACAGATTTAAGTTCTAAAACGTTTATTAAGTTAGAATCAGCTATCTGTAAAAACCTGATCGAGATGTATTGGGGTCGTGTAGACTTGCAAGAGTTAGCAAGACAAATCTACGAATTAAATACGGATATCCACAATATGGTTGTATCGAGATTATCTGCATATGTAGAAACATTAGATGCAACCGATATCGTGAGTATCATTTATCATCCAAGTGTACAAGAAGCAAGAGCTGAGATGTTAGCGGCACCTTCACCGAATAGTATTGCAAAACTATACGAGAAGGTTCCAGCTATCTTAAAAGATCCTGAGTTCTTACCGTATAACAGTTTAAAACAAACTGCGGTTACAGGTAACGCTTCTGTTGCACAGATTAACCAAATCATTGCAACCGTTGGTTTACGTACAGACATCAACAGTTACATGTTCCCTAAACCCGTATTGGATTCATTCGGTACAGGTATTAAACGGTTACATGATTTCATGATTGAATCTCGTTCTGCGTCTAAATCATTGATGTTCCAAAAAGATCCTATTCGAGATACTGAATATTTTAACCGTCGTTTACAGATTCTCTGTCAACCGATTAGATATATCTTTAAAGGTGATTGCGGAACAAGTAATACCCTACCTTGGAAATTACAGGTAGGTGATGATGTTGCTTTAGATGGAAGTTATTACGAAGATGAAGATGGTATCTTACAAGTGATTGGTAAGAATGACCATACAAGAAAAATGATAGGTAAAGTGATACGTTTACGTAATCCACTCACCTGTGCACATAGACACCTTGGTGGTATCTGTGAGGCTTGTATGGGTCAATTATCATACACTATTCCTGCAGGAACTAATCCAGGTCATGTAGCGGCATATACGATGGGTGAGAAAATTACTCAAGCGGTATTATCCGTTAAACACTTAGATGGTTCAACAGAGATACGTGAGATCAGTCTTGATGCGGGTGATAGAAAGTATGTAAGTTTAGATAAAGCTCGTAGTGAATTGATTAAGATTAATGAGAGTGTAAACAAGTATGAAGATGTGACTATCTTATTACCTGTTGAAGCTGTCACTAACTTAGCACAAGCCATGTCTACTACTAACTTACGTGAGTTATCTATCTTTAAGGTTTCTCATTTAAGTAAAGTTGGTATTAAATATACCGATGATGATGAAGAGATCATGGACTTCGCTACCGTGTCTGGGCCTTCACGACCAAGCTCGTTAACGTTAGATTTCTTAGAACATATCCGTAAAGTTGGATATAGTCAAGAAAACCCTAAACACATTGAAGTCAGTTTAAAAGGTTGGGATTTTAATAAACCAGCATTCCAGTTACCTCAGAAACAAATTAACATGTTAGACTTCATGAAACAATTCTCTAGCATGTTAGAATCTGATGGTAATAGTTCTATTAAGAAAGGGTTAGATCCAAATAATCCTGAAGATTTAGTGGCATTCTTGAGAACGATCTATGAATACAGTCATAGTCACAATGTTCACATTAATGTGACTTATCTATCTATTGCTACATTAGCGTTATTAGTACGTTCGGTAGAAGATAACGATTTCCGTATACCTTCCGATTACAGTAATGCTGAATTCGCAAGTTCATCATCGATTATGCATCAACGTTCTATCGGTGCAGCATTAGCGTTTGAAGAACAAGGCAATGTGATACTTAATTCTAAATCTTATCTTAAAGAACATCGAGTACCTCACCCGATGGATGCCATGTTTGTTAATCAACCAGATGAACAATACTTTAAGAAATGGGGTAAGTAATTTAAACTAAATATATCCGTAGTACCTAACCGTACTACGGATATATGTTTGACTATTTTGTAAAGGAGGAATATCAGCTTTCTTTATTTTTTGTTAAAAATCTTAAATACAAGTATAGGGGAGTGTTACACTATGAAAAAAATGAGAATAGATTTATATACTCATTTCTTTAAAGTAAGTCATGTACATCCTAGTGCATATTACGCGTTACGAAGAGCGTTTCAAGAGTTATTACAAGTACAGTTTGTAAAGATACGCGGTAAAGTACAGAAACAGAATAAGAATATATTTGCTGCTAAAAGCGATGAAGGCGAGTATAGATTCCACATTAACTATCTTCTTCGATTTAAGGAAATGTTAAGAGATGGATTGATTAATGATGATGAGATAAATTATTTTAAACACGAATACCCAGAGCCTGAAGAGATCGATGTAAAAGTACCTGAGAAATTCCAGATGAGAGACTATCAGGAAGAAGCAATCAGTTACATCTTAGATGAAGGTCGTAGTAAACTTATCAGTCTTGCAACTGGTTGCGGGAAAGGCCTTCTTTTAGATACGTTAGTTAAAATACCTAACGGATGGAAACAGATTGGGGATATAGAGGTAGGTGATTATGTTAATACACCAAATGGTGATAAAGCTAAAGTCACTGGTGTATACGATAATAAACAAGTACCTTGTTATAAAATAACCTTTGTCGATGGAAGAAATATCGTTTGTGATGAAGACCATTTATGGGAAATCTATAGTCACGATTGGGATGGTTATAGAACAATAGATACCGATAAATTGTTTGAATATTTTAAACAACATGTTAATCGCAAAATAAAGCCAACTGAACGTAATGGTTACGGTAAACCACATGCTAGATTATACGTTCCGTTAGTAGATCCTACTCATTCAGCGGATGAAGATATCGAATTACCGTTAGATCCTTACTTCCTTGGTGTATACTTAGGTGATGGCTGGTGTGATTTAAAAGGTAGGGTTAGTATCACTAAACCAGATTTATTTTTATTTAACACGATAAACGATATTGCTGAGCAGTATGGTTGTACAGCTATAAAGTCTAACTATATCGATATTAAACATTGCCTTAGTTTTAGAATTACTTCTAATGATCTGGAGAATAAAGCTCCGGCTAGCAATAACGATATAGCTAGAAAAATGATTGAATTGGGATTAAATGGTAAACACGCATGGGAAAAGTTTATACCTGATGTTTACATGAATAGTTCACTTAATCAGAGACTAGAATTAATTCGTGGTTTAATAGATACAGATGGAACTCAGAATAAGGAAATTAGTTGTGCTGAGTATACAACTACGTCCGAAGTCTTAGCTAAACAAATGGTAGAATTACTGCGTTCAGTTGGGTGTCAAGCTAGATATAAATCTAGACAAACTAAATACACGTATAACGGGGAGGTTAGAGTAGGCCGTATTTCTTATAGAGTAAGAATTAGGGCACAAATCCCCTCGATGTTATTTAAAACCCCTGTAAAGGCTTCTAGATGTAAGGACATTACTAAAATATTAAATGCTGGTCTTAGATTACGCATTGTTAATATTGAGCGTGTTGGTAATCATGATACTAGATGTATTGAGGTAGATCATCCAGATAAAATGTACGTTATCCAGGATTATATCTGTACCCACAATACAGTTACTGCTGCTAAAGCTGGTGAATTACTGGGTTTTAGAACTATCATTATCGTCTTAGGTCGTTATAAAGAGAAATGGCGTGATGATATTTTAGAACTCTATGGTCCTGATACTAATTTCATGATAGTAAAAGGATTAGCTCATTTATTATCTCTTATCGAACAAGCGAAAGAAGGCAATCCAGTACCTGATGTAATCATCGTTACAACGACCACTATGCAACTTTATATTAAAGAGTGGGAAAAACATCAAGGTAAAGAAATAGAAGGCATGGTGCCTCCTGAGGAGATGTATGAGATCCTTAAGATAGGTTATCGTATTATCGATGAAGCCCATCAACATTTCCATATGGTGTTTAAGAATGATTTATATTCAAACCTTTATAAAGCTGTTTATTTAACTGCTACATTAGAGAGTAACGATAAATTCATTCAAGCCATGTATAATCTTATCTGGCCTAGAGCCATGCGTGGACAAGCTGTTAAACCTGCTCCTTACGATAAGACGACTGCTTTACTCTATCAACACTTAAATCCTGATAGAGTAAGATGGAAATCAAATCAAGGTTATAGCCATGTAATGTATGAACAATCTATTTGGAAACATATTCCATCTAGAGTAGAATACTTAGACATGATAGGAGATGTGGTTGAACAGAAATTCTTACCACTTTATGAACCAGGTAAGAAAATGTTGATCTTCTGTTCTTTAGTAGATACCTGTAAAGAAGTAGCTGATTATCTTAATCAACGTTTTAAAGATAAGAAATGGCAAATATCTAAGTTTACTGCTGAAGATAATAAAGAAATCATCGATACCAATGATATCACGGTTTCTACATTAGGTAAAGCAGGTACAGCTTTAGATATCTCTGGATTGATAGTTTGTTTTAATACAGTAGCTTTAGCAGAGCCTAAAGCTAATTTACAAGCTAAAGGTCGTTTACGTGACTTATCTAAGAAACCAGGTTTTGAACACATCGTACCTGAATACATTTATACTGTAGCTACAGATATACCGAGACATGTTCAGTATCATCAAGAGAAGAAAATGTTATTTGCTGGTAGAACGACACGTATCACGGAAGAACGCGCTCAGTACACGATAGGTCAATCCCTTGGAGAGTATTTTAGATTAAATCTAAAATCACACTGGGGTCACATTAAAATGGAGAATCTGAAATTACATGACAAGACTAAGTAATTTACATCTTATTGTAGCGACAGATATGCTTGGCTGTATAGGTAAGAGTAAAGTCTTACCTTGGCGAGATAAAGAAGAGATGGAAGTATTTAAAGAGTATACCACTGGAGACGATGTAGTGCTTATCGTCTCTAATAGTACTTTAAAAACAGTCCATAACTTTGAAGAGTTTATCGCAGCTCGTAAGAAAATCTATGCCATTACCACGAATAAAGATCTTCTAGATACCACTTATAAGAATGTAGAATATACCACATTCTCAAGAGCGTGTTTAGAAATTTATCCTAATGGTAATCGTAAAGATATCAGATACATCGTTATTGGTGGGCCTATTGTGTATAACTACTTTATGCCTAAGGTAGGACACATACGTTGGTCAGTAGGAAACTTCATTGTAGAAGATGGAGATACTTATTTTACGCCAGATGTAAATGGTGCAACTAAAACTGTAGTAAAAGAATTACAGAACTTCAAAGTAGTACAAGCTGACTTTATTTAACGAGTTGACATATATCCCACACCGATTAAGGTGTGGGATATATGCATCAGAATTATAAACTTATATAATCTAAGTGAAGATAGCACAGGGCTATCTTTGCTAATCCGCAATAGCAAGTTTGTGTTAAATACAGATTTTTGAATATGGAAAAAGAAAAAATGTATTTTATCGAATTACGAGATTATATCAGATTTAGACATCCTGATATGGTTGATGAGTTCGATAGAACTCTATCTAAAATGACTAAGAAGGAAATCACCGATCTTGGTCATAAGGGTAGTTTCATTGAAACTATTAACGAATATCTCGTTAAAATAGTAAACAATGAAAAACTATTCTATATCGTTCAAAGCTGGAAATATAAAGTCTGGCATAAGCTCAGACTTACAGCAGTGAACAGGGAGTACGTACCGCCAGTGGCTTAATACGTATAATCAAGTGGATATGTAAAAATAAACATATCCACTAATAGTTAAAAAGAGTAGTGTAAAAACTACTCTTTTTTTTTTTACTTTAAAAAGAGAAGCCTTTCATTTGTTTATCACCACGCTTAGTTGCATCCTCTAATCCATCTTGGAGTTCTTCAACTTGAGAAATTTCTTCCTCTAACCAAGATAACGATAATTCAAATAAATCATCTATCTTATCTAAAGGCATCGCTAAAAACTCAATCAAGCTAATACCAAAGTATTTCTGAATCTGATGACTGTGATATCGTTGAACAAAGTACTGGAATTGTCCATGTTTCTTTATTTTTTTCTTATCTGTCATCAGATGTTGTTGAAACGGATGTTCTAACTGTGGATCATCGTGATTATATAAATCATACTCGATGTCATAGGCTTCAGATAGATAAAGTTTAGCCAATAACGGGTTAAAAACCTTACCTTTTATTTTAACATACTGTCCTATATAGCCATCAATGTTTTCTTCTGTAAGAACCAGTTCTACGTTAGTTTGTATCCTGGTTTTACCATTCGCATCGGTAGTTTCTTTAGTGACGTAAATGGTTTTACCTACATCACGGCGAGTAATAAACTTAGCATCTACGTCATCTACAGCACTAAAGTTTAATATCACTTTTTCTATTTCACCAGCTCTACCAAGAGCCGGTCTACCGAATCTGATACTTCTTACATATTGATGCGGTGCGAACTCGCTCTGACCGATGACCGGACTAGGGTAAAAAAAGTCGACACCATATCGATAGGTAATACGATGTGATGTTTACCAGGACGAGTATCATGTTTCTTACCGCAGTTAGGACATTCATAGTTTAAAATACCTACTACAGAAACAACATTTTCAGCCATATATTTCTTAAGTGCTTTGAAGAATTGTTGAGTGTAAACATATTCACCAGAAACAATTTCAAAGAAACGATCAATTTCATCAGGATCTCTTTCCGCATCGAATTCTTTCACTTTACGTCCAGCTTCGATGATAGCAATAGAACGAATATATTGACCATAGGTTTTGAAATAGTTAGTATTGATGATATCTTGCCATTTACGACGTCTATCTTCTGGATTATTTTTCTCACGGAATAATTCTTCAATTTCGTGTTCAGTATCTCTAATCCAGTTAACCGCATAGTCTTCTTCTTTTGCAAGAGTAGGCATTTCGATATTAATCGTTACACCATTAACAATGTTATCATCAACAACTTCTTCAGTAGAAAGATGGATTACACCTTTACCACCCGATCTGAATTCATCTTGGTATTCTTGAAGTTGTTCTTCAGTGATACGTTTACGCACGTTATTAATAATAGCGTACTGACGAGCAGATAGAGCTGTGGTATCTACCCAAAGTAAACTACGTAAATCTACTAATCCTTCAGTTGTGTGGCTACATTCGTTAGGATCAACTGAACAAACTTGCACTAAAGGATATCCATCAGGATAACGAGCTTTCATCATCGCTAACATTAAAGTATTTAAATCTTCTACTTTAATAATGGTTTTTAGATAATCTGGATCATCTTTAGGTGCTGTTGTCGATTCGATGTGATCTAATACGAAATCAGCAATATGCTTACGAACAATCGCTGCATCATTACTAAAGATATCACCACGAGTACGCATACCGTAATCAACTTTATCAGAAGCAATGGTTTCATCTAAACGAATGAAAGAAGCCGCTGTTGGAGCACGTAATTTAACCCAAATACCTGTGTGGTATAATGGAGTATAGGCACTCATACCGAGTTTTAATAAACCGGATAGTAAGTTAAATGATGCACTACTATCGTTAGATGTAGATTTACCTAAACCACGTTCATTGATCAAACCTTTATATAAAGGTGATTCTTCTGTACCATGGTTTAACATGTTACGCCATTTAGCACCACCACGTGTTGTAATATCAAAATACTGGTCGTCGTGTAACATGTAAGTACCTTGTGCAGCACTTAGACGTGACCACCATTTTTCAAAAGCAGCTGGATCTTGTTCAAAGAAAGAATCTTTAACACGTTCTAAAGCAGCGTATACAGATTGTTGCGTACCGCGTAATGTGTAAATTGCGTAATCTTCATTTGTATCATCGATTACATTTTTAATTTTAAATGGTTCAGATAACCATTTTTTACCTGTATTTTCCGCATAACCTTCAGGTACATCGACATCACGAGGTTGCGTTAAATAAACTTGAGTTTCGACTATTTTATTTTTTTGTTCGTTTTCATCCGCTTCAGCATCGAATAAATCATCATCTGCTACCGGAGCTGTTTCTACCGGTTCTTCAACTTGTGGTTGTTCTTCTTTAACAGGTTCTTCTACAGTAGCTGTAGGAGTTGGTTCTACAGTTTCTACTACTGGTTCATCATCAGGTTCGTCGTTAAGGAAGTTAGCATCTTCAGGTTCTTCCGGTAACTCTTCAAGTTCAGTGTATCCACGTTCTTCAGTAGTTGGAGTTAATACTGGATCTTTTTCTTCTAAAACAGAAGTAGATTCTTTATTAACTTTAGCTGGTGTGATTTCCTGAACTGGTGTTGGTTCAGGCTTAACCGTTTCTACTTGTACAGGTTCTGGTTGAACTTTCTTTTCTTCCACCACTGGTACTTCGTCTAAAGTATCGTAAGGGTTGTTTGCCATAATTTGTGTATCTCCATTAGTCTAAAATAGCGTTTAATTCATTGATATCAATGGATTTAGATTTAGCAGCACAAGCTTCGCGTAACGCATCAGCTTTACTGCTTAAATATTCTTGATGATCTTTGATGCTCATGAATTCAGAAATAACATTCATGTTTACATCAATCGGATCAAAGTCTTCTTTACTTACTTGTTCAACCATTTGATTAAATGATTCTTCACAAGCTTTACTTACTTCTTTACCTTCTTCAATGATACCTTCAATGATAGTAATTTCCCCATCCAAACGTTTTTGTGTTTCTTCATCCACACCTTCATCATATTCAGATTCTTTAAATTTTTGAACCACGTTTGTTAGTGTACTATAGAGAGTATCATTCACTTCTTTTAATTCATTAAAATCTTTCAAGCTTTCTTTAATGATTACCGCCATCTGTTGCGCTTCCTTATATTTTTTATTAAGTTTACCGCTCTGTACTCGCTGTTTCATACGTTGAGCACGCAGCTTTTGTTTTTGTTTAGTGTCGTTTTTGCGTTTGTTTTTAGATACAGCCATTTTAAAATCCTTAAATATACATGGTTAAATAAATATGTAACGTATAAAATATATATACTTTATTATATAAGTATTTTGTAAAAAATAACATACATAGGACGAACCATGTTTGAAGATCTAAAAAAATATTTATTATCAGTAGTACCTTCTATCCAAGTTGAAATAATTGAACGGTGTTATAAAAACCTTTATACGGTTTACGGCGAAATGATTCCTATGGCGTTATCTGATATAGTTAACATTGTAAACAGTAACGAAGATTCTACAAACATCGCCAATATCTATAACACTACCATAGACCATATAGAAGAATCACTATTGAAATTTGGGGTCGTTATTGACGACGACGAAGTAGAATTTAAGGATTTAGATGATTTAAATAATATCTTAACTACATTTTTAGAAATAGAAAGTTTCGATGATTTAGAAAGCATTTTGAATATAATTGAAATTAGCAATGATAGTACAGCAAGTCTAAATGAAATTATTAATTTAGTCAATGCAACTGAAATCGATTATACTCGTTATATTTTAAAAGTATCTGATGAAGTACTTCCAAATATTAAAAATGTAGTAAGCGATTATATTCGTAATCAAGCCGACGAAAAAGAAATGATTCAAGTTAATCCTAAGCTAGTTAAGTTCTTACAGTTAGGGTATCATCAAAAGGTAAGTGAAAAAATCACTATGGTTTTATTAACAAAACCATGTACACTTAGCCTAGATAGTATTTTAAGAACTTACGGAAATCAATTAGCCGATTCCGCTACAAGTGAATACGGTTGGGTATTAGCTTGCCTAGCTTCTTCAGAATACGAAGCTTTCCTTGAAAATAATGATTTTCTTTATAATCGTTGGGGGAAATATTTCCTAGAAGAAACGGATATCATCTCCACCACAGCTAGAATACAAAAAGTATTAGAAGCTTTAGAAGGTAATCAATAATGACAAAGTTAGAATTTATTTTAAGAGCTTTTAAAGAAAGTACTTGTTACTATAAAGCTGAATGGGTGTTTACTTTATTCACTGTTGTTCGAAATAACGAAGTTGAACAAATAAAAAATCTATATCCTTTTAGGATAGGAGTGATGAATGATAAATATGCTGGTTATGTTGATGATACATGGATTGCCTTTGATGACAGTCCTGATATTAGCAGCCCTCTATTCCAAGTAGATGAAGTCGTAACCATTGCAACCAAAGATGATATTGTTCAGAATTATTCTACATTCCCATTTAAAACAAGAGTAGGTAATTTATTTGTTAACTATTATATTTTAGTTTCTGCTTTTGGAGATAAAGTAGATTACCAAAATGGATCTATAAGTATTTCAGCCTTAGAAGATTTAGTCACGGCTAGATTAGTTGATGGCAATGATAAAGATGCTAACGATAAACATGCGTTATACGTTGACGAAGTTAAGAAATTTTCTTCAGCATGTATTTCTATAGCAGGCTTCTCATCCATTGCAACACCTTCTGCGTCACGTTATACGATGGTAGCACCTCCAGGTATTAAAGAGTTCAAGGAACAACTTATTGCTAAATATAAAGATAAGTTAGATGATCCTGCTATTGTTGCTGAAATCGATAAACAATTAGTTGAGTACGATAGAAAATTCCAAGCTCAAGATCCAGATGGTGGATTCTTATATAAACCAAAAGCGTTCAACGTATCTCGTAAGAAACTATTTTTAATGCACGGTTATGAACAATCTGACATGTCACCAGATCCAGACTTTGTTCCTAACTCCTTATCTGAAGGATGGGATATCGATAAGTTACCATCAATGATTAACTCATTACGTGATGGTTCTTTTAACCGTGGTGCGAAAACAGCATTAGGTGGCGAAGCAACTAAATTCATTTTCCGTATTTTTGCTACAACAAGAATAGCAGAAGAAGATTGCGGTACTAAGATTGGTATGCGTAGAACAGTCACTAAGGCTGATGTAAATAAATTTATTATAAGTCCAAACGGTAACAATATTTTGTTAACTGAAGAAAATATTAAAGACTTTATCGGAAAAGAACAAGTGGTTAGATCACCAGGTTTTTGTAAAACAGGTAATGCTAACTTTTGTCTCCATTGTCTTGGTCTAAACTTTAAAGGAAGTGAGAATGCTTTAGCTGCTTTAGCTTCTGAAGTGGGATCTGATATGTTAAATATTTTCATGTCAAAAATGCATGGTAGCCAACTTGCTACTACCGTTTGGAAATATAAAGAAACTATATCTTAATTTAAATAAAGGAAGAGAAATGTCTAAAAAGAATAAATTCGAGAACGCTCTGGAAGAGATGACAGTAGTGGAAGCTACTCCATTAGAAGATGTTCCTGAGGTTCCTCAAATTACTGAAGAACAACAACGTGAGGTGCAGGATTACATTGGTCGTAACCCTGTAGTACGTGCACATCTTAAAACCATTGAAGACTATTGTGTTGCAATGAAACCTGGTAAAGCAATGGACCCTAAAAATGGTGCTGCTTGGACTCAACGTCTTTATGCTGCATTCATGGCGATCATTTCGATGGAAAACATCGGTGATATGGTAGATGGTTTAGATGCCATCCTAGATGAATTCTTAGAACACCGTAATGGTTCTCTAAATATGGAATACACACAACGTTTCGTTGATATTTGGGTTGCAGAAGAATCACGTAGAGATTTATTTACAAATCTTTGCTACGTGTTCTATACTTATTGTGATACTGATAAAAACAATAAAGTCGTTAAAGCAATGACTCTAGATGGTGATCAAGGTATGTTGAAAAACATGTTACCATCTCAACGTGAACGTTTAATCAACTATTTGAAAAGACGTATTTCGTAATAAATGAACATATATCCCTTACCTTAATCGGTAAGGGATATATGACGATCTATAAAGAATTATCGTTTTAACTCTTCGATAGTTTCATGTTTTAAGAAGATGATTTGGATATCTTCCACTACTTTAATCGTACCATCAGGTTTAGCTTCAACAATACGTTTTACACTTCGTCTTGTATCAGCATCTTTATTGGTGTATACGGTAAAGGTGATGCCTTCTTCTTTAAAGTTTTCAAGATCCACTGCAACGATATCTTTACCACCCATGATTTGCAATTGTTTCGTTAAATCAGAAATAGAAACTTCTGGTTCTTGTAGAGATGTATTGATGATCTCTTTAGTTTTACTAATAATCACATCACGTAATTGTAAATCATTATAGGTTTCATCTGGCATGTAATACGTTAGCTTAAATGAAGCACGCATTGGGATTTCCACTTCTTTACCTTCATCGATGATAACAGTAGAACGACCCATTGTTCTTTGAGGATATAAATACAAACGAGTATTCTCTAAAAGACGTTTACTGATTTCATTTAAGTCATTCATGACATTATCTTTAACAACTTCAGAAATCATTGATCTATATTCACTATCAATCTCATCAGTAGAGAAGTAATAGATACCATCCGCCATGAATAAGTCAATCATGTAAGTTAATTCACGAGTTTTAGCCACGATTGGGTTACCACGTTTATCAACTTTAATATCACCACGTTTAGCAAAATAAACTGGTTTAAAGAGTTTATCACCAGTTGGACTTGTACGTTGAATACCTGTTACCGGATCAAGATCTGGTTCCATAACTGGATCACCTGCACGATGTAAAACAACAAGCTGATTATCATCTAATACAAAGTTACCATCTGAAGAAATATCATAAACGTCGTGAGTATAAACACGAGGGATATCTTCTTCGTGACGTTCGTATTGGTAAGCTGATTGTACTGGTAAACCATTACTCCATAGATTTTTAAGATGATCACCTAAATGATAATCAAATTTCTCCAGAGTGATACCATATACTGCATCTGTATTCATACCTTGATGATTAATAAACTTATCAACTAAATCAGGACTATGGTTAGTGTTAACGACATCTTTAATACCGTGTACAATATAGAATTCACCTTCTAAAGGTAACTCATATTTTCTAGCAGTTGTATCGTGCATTAACATGTCTTTAATAACGATACAGTTTTCGTCAGTCACATCCCAGTCTGTTTTCAGTTCAAATTCCCAGAAATGGTTAAAATCTTTCAAATCAGGATCTTCACCTACATCCGCTGCACCTAAATACTTACCAGTTAAACAAGCGTAATCTTTTTCACGATGAGGTTTAACGAGTAATTGACAGAAGAGATGATCTTCATCCACTTCTTTATACGCTTCAGTACCAGCTGTTCTTATTCTGAATTTAAACCCTTCTTTAAACTCACCATTCTTCTCTTCTTTAAACTTATAAATCTTATAATCTAAAGTCGATACACTATAACCTGATGTTTCGTTATTAGCAATAAACATCTGACTGGTGATATCAGGTTTATCAAAATAGTAAGCACGTAAATCAAACGTATCGTTAGTAGGATCTAGCACGTAGAAGAACGGTGTATACATGTAAGTAAGTTCATTCACTTTATTGATGAATGCATCCATACCTAATTTCTTAACACTTGGTACTTCTTCTTTCGGTACTAATCTGATTACACCATTATTTACTTTAAATAAACTTTCAGGTGTAATGGTGATTCGTCTACCATTATCTCTAACGTATTCAGGGAAAGAGACTAAATCGTTAATAGAATACAATAATGTTTCCATCGCACTTGATGCACCACTTGTAAACGTATCCTTAACGTTAACCGGTAAAGGTTTAGTAGCAAGATAAGTACGAGAAGTAATCATATCTCTCGACTTAATTACGTTATAACCGTTTAACTTCAATGTTGTTGATAACTGATTAGCGGTAATCGGTGTTTTATCGTAATTCGCAAAGTTGATTACTCTATCACGTGTTTCTTCAAATGTTTCACCATCTGTACCACCAGTAAACATACTCGATGCTTGGATGATCGGTGATGAAATAAATTTAATAGGTTCAACGTATTTTAAATCCTGTATCGTGTTTTCCAACACACCCCATTTAGCACCAAAGCTATCAGCGCTATATTCATTTAATGGTTCATCTACTTTACCTGCTGTAGTATAGATTTCCCAGTGAGCTTGACCATTCACCAAACCCTTATTGTAATACACACTTGGTACCGTTACGATAATACTTTTTTCTAAATATTTCAATCTAGCGGTAGGAACACGACTATCGTAAATGATATCACTGTGAGTCGTAACGAGCTCTTTAGGTGTTTTATCATTTAACTTAGTCATATACCCTCTAAAATGACAATACTTATCTTCGATATTGTATTTAGCGGTATAACCTGTCATTTGCATCAAGCTATCGTTATACGTTGTTATTTTGACATTGAGTAAGGTAGGACGAATACGAATAAATTCATCTTCATCAATGACAACGTAATCCCACGGTACGATATTTGTTGTAAGTGTTTGCAATGGGTCTTCACGTTTCACATCGTAAAGTACATGAATACCACCGTGTGCGAGTTGTTCAATTTTAATATCGTAAAGTAATGTAAACACGTAATCTTGAACGGTGATATAACTACCGCGAGGTAATACTAAACGTTTTACACCGTTTTCACCTGTGTCTACAAGGTTAGCAAGTAATTCATTACGTTTAAAATAAATATCGAATCTACATCTACCAGGTGTAGCAAATCGACCAATGTAATGTTGGTCGAACATGTGGTTATATAGATTCTCGTAAGTTGTTGCTAATTTAGGATATTGGTTTCTATAATTAGTTTCATGTGCTTGGTGCAAAGTAGAAGCTGTCATTGCACTCATTTCTAAAGCATAACTGAACGGTGTAGTTGGATCAGGTACATTCACTCTATCTTCAGTTAACTCGTTAAGTAACGTATAAGCGTATTCAATTACGTTACCTGGGTTATTTTTAAACAGAGTAAGTTCTTTTATTTTTTCGTCAGTTAATTCGTAAAATGTTTTATTCATTTTCTTTCCTTAAATACTAAAACTAAATACCACTATTTCCAACAAGAGGAGGTTGTCCTACTTCATAGTCGTCTATTTCCGATTTAGATATTTTAACGATATTTTGTTTAATCTCTTTATGGATGTAAGAAATGTATTTATCTCTAGGTACCCACCACTCTAATTCGTAAGTAATATAATTTACTAACGGTATAGCAAAATAGGTTCCTCTTAATTTTTCACTAGGTTGTAGTTTAACCCAGTTCTCCATATCTTTTACTACAAGACTTTGAGTATTGTAATCGTATTTATCGTACTGTATTTGTAGTCCTTCACAATACTCACCCACCACTTCATTAAACTCGTAAAGTAATATAGGGTCGTTATAGCTTGCACCTATACATTTAAAGGTAATAGGAAGCTCAGCGTTTGTTTCTACGAAGTTTTTACTACTATCAACGTTGAATTGTTGACCGAAACTTACACTAGTAGGATAAGCAATGGTTGCGGCATATTTTTGAATATAACGTCTACTGTGATCCATGATGAAACGATAGATCTTAGTATTATAATCAAATTCTCTTTCGTAAATAAAATTAGGATATGGGTTTAAATCCAAATCACGACAACCCATGTAATATTGAATCCAAGTTTGGAATAAAAGCGTGATGGGGTCACCTTCAATATTTCTGAAGTTAGCGTTTAATTCAAATGTATCACGGATATTGTAATAACCATCTGGCATCACCCATTGTTCATTACCTATCCCTGCTTTCGAAGTGTAATCATTGATGGCTACATCTTTCCATCCCGATAAACTAACGAGCGTATTACTCAGTAAAGGAATAAAAGGATTATATTCGTCAACCATAGGACTCTTACGACTATTTACATCAGCAACATGTATTGCTTCAGTAGGGTCATTTCCATTACCACCTCCTATGAAAGATACATTACTTCCTGACGAGGTAAAAGCTGGTGTGCCTCTTGCACCCCAAGGGTCTAACGTATTTCTTACAAATCTTGCAATAGTGTTTGGACCAGCATTTCTTAACGTTGCTAGTTCACGTTTAGCTGAGAGGTTATCGTATGTTAGATTAAGGATTGGCCGTGTAAAGAAGGTAAATCCCATGTTATCACGGTTACCGTGTACCAAAGGTTGACCTATACGGTGATAGTTAAACCCTGTTAACGTTTGGAAACCTACCGATGACACACTGCCATAACCAGTTTCACGTAAAACAGTATCTAACTCATTTCGAACATTTGATGCACCACCCAATTTTTCTTGTAGATTAAATCTTAATGTATAAGGGTCAATATCAGAAACTTTAGGGTTTCTAACTTGACTATACCCGTTTTCAGGGTAATCATTATCTGGATCTTTTAGATTAATAGGGTCATTAGACATTCTTTATGTCCTCCATTATAAATGTTTGATGTTACATATTACCATGACTAGTCACATGGGTAGTATTTTTAAATATATTTAAAAAGAGATAATAAAATAATGACAACTTTATCACAAATCGTAGGCAAAGTACAAGCCTTACAATTAAAAGGAAAAAAGTATGAAGTAGTCGGTATGGAAAGTGTCTTAAGTGTAACTGATAGTATTAATGCTATTGGCCAAGCAATTGATGCTTATGACACAGCGAAAACTTTAACCGGGGAAACTTCTTTTTCCGAATTCACTCGTGCAGCGAACTTAGAGCCACGTGTAATGGTAGAAGATACTTTAAAAACATTACCGCAATTACCTAAGTTCCTAATGGGATTAACAAATATCTATACAGCTTATTACTTACAAGCTATTTCTTTAACAGCGACCATCAATGATGTTTCTGTTATTAGTATCTTAGATAAGTTCAATCCAAACCGTGAAGCTTCGCTATCAAAACTACTTAAAAATATCAATACGGCTAAAAAAGATAAAACTAGCTTATATTCTAAATTTAGTAAAGAAAGCTACGCATATGTTCTACCAAATTATAACAATTACGGAACTGTGCCGGTTAACATGCAAAAATCTTTAGAAGCAGGCGTAGCTAAACTAGTTGAAGCCAAAGATGAAGCTGATGCTGAAGAAAAAGCAAAAAAAGCAAAAGAAGATCTTGAAAAAGAAAAAATTCATTACAATGTTTCTTCTGGTTTGAAAAATATTCAAGAAGCTGACAATCTAGCGGTAGGCCGTTTAGTACAAGTTAAACTCACTCAAAACGATCAAAGTTATGAAGTACCCGTCGCAGTACGTGTACGCCCTATGTTTGTCCCTAAACCGATTATGCGTGAATTAGTTGCGCTAGGTGATGTGAAAGAATCTTGGTCTGAACGTTGGCACAAAATGCGTAGTGGTGAAATTAGTTTTATTTCTGACTGGATCTTCCAATCAGATGTAATTAACCATAAACGTAAATTACTTGCTTTAGATAAACAAGGTTTATACCGTGAATTAATTAACCGTCGTAAAAATAATAAATTAGCAGCGTTAACTAGTGGTCATGTATCTTTAGGTTCTGCTTCTTCATTTATTGTGATTAGTGCGCAAACTGCTCGTGAAGTAGAATTAACAACTGGTCAATCTTTAACCAATGCGGCTTTCCGTGCTAAAGTATTCGGTGAAAACTCTGCGATGATGATTTTAATCGTAGATACTGAATGGGAACGCGTTGTTACTTATACTCGCGGTATCAACGGTGGTGTGGATTATTCTTTCAAAGATTTTGAAGGATTCGGTAAAGGTAATGGTCCGGATATTACCGAGATCATGAAAGCTTATGCTCTTGGCAATAACCCTCGTTTCTAATAAGAGAAATAAATAATGTTTGATTGGATTAAGAAACTTTTTCCTACTTTAGAACAAAGACGTTTTCTTGACATGTGTGATAAGGAACAAGATGTTTTAACAACTATCTTATTGCCAGGTATCTATACGTACAACGAAACTATGAAAGAATTAGGTGTACGTACATCAACGGTAAAACGCGCTAAAGATTTCGAAAAATATTTTACAGCTAACGGTCAAGCTCAATTAGACCGTAAATACTGGAATGCTTGGGGATTCCAATTAGAAGGTATTGCTGAAAGACTCTACAAAAAGATTGATATCATTCGTGTTTATATCAAACGTGACTTTCAATCTAAAGTAGTATCTGATAGTTTAACTTTTAAACAAGTAAATGTGATTCGTTTACTTGACCTCGCTAAATTCTGGGAAGACTACGCACTTAAATTATTACATCAAGTAATTTGGGAAGAGTGCGAACAAAATATGGTGGCTTCACCGGTTAAACCACTCGTGAAAGCACAACTAACTTGGTTAGATGAAAATCAAACTCATTTCTATCGTTTAAGTTCTATTTTTGCTCAAAAAAATGTTGACTTCCAAAAAACGTTAGAATCAATCTCTGATATCGTTATCAGTGATGTTGGTGAACAAAACGCTGCTGTACTTGGCCAAAGTGCTGATGCATTTAAACTCGGTTTCATGCCAGTTATCGGCGACATCATTCTTTTAGTAAGAGAACGTAACCTTGCTGTTGAAAATGAAGAATACGAAGCGAATAAATCTCGCTTACAAACTTTACAACTTCAGTTACAAGCATTACGCATTAAATTAGAAGAATCTGGCGAAGATGTTTCACCTGCTCTATTAAAACAAATTGAGTACCAAACAAATCGTATCAATGAATTGGAATACAAAATCACTGCATACGAGAAAAAAGCTGGAGTGGCTTAATTATGTATAGACCTCTTACTATTTCGCCTTTTGGTTTTGTAAGAGATAAAGTAGATGGTTTAGAAGACTATCAAGGTGATCAATATATCGATGATTTATTTCATCGATATATGAGTAAACCTTCTGGTCAAGAACTTAAGAAATTAAGACTAGAAACCATTACTTATATTTCTAAACTTTTAGAAGAAACTAAAGGCCTCACTAATTTCATTAATTTGAATATTGAATCTGGTAGATTAAATTCTAACGGTGTAAGATTTTTAATAGATACTGTTCGTTTCATTGAAACTGGTAGACGTCAAGTGGATATTATTGCTTGGTATAACGTTCTTAAACTAGCAAAAGAAATGAATGAAAATACTTCACGTAAAATTGAATCTGTTAAAATCTTAGATGAAGAAAAAGATTTATTATTCAAATGGTTATCACAGCCTTTTGGCTTCCATGATATTATATGGTCACTTAAATTAATGTTTGGTACAGTGGATTCCTCAGCCTTCTAGTTAGGGCTGATGATTAAATATGTTCAAGCAATGCAAAAATAAATTAATACTTACAGGAGATTACTATTGTGAGTTTTTTAAATAAATACCGCGGTGCTTTAGGTTTGGAAAACGAAGATCTTGAAAAAGAAGTCGATACCGAACAAGAAGAACAAGTGGAAGAGCAATCAGAAGAAACTACTGAAAATGTAGAAGATCAAACTGAAGAGCAGGTTGAAGAACAGGTTGAAGAATCTACCGACGAAGAGTCTAAAGAAGAGTCTGAGGAAGAACAAGAAACAGTTGTTCCGGCTGAACCTGAAGAAACTACTGAAGAAGCTATTCAGTTAGATGATTCTGAAGCACCTGCCGCTGGTGGTTCTCGTTTACAAGCATACCGTGAAGCTGCTGGTTTGGTAGAAGAAGAAACAGTTACTGAAACAGAAACTGAAACTGAAACTACTACCGAAGAAGTAGAAGAACAAACTGAAGATAAAGCTGATGAAGAAGAAAAAAAGTCAGCAGAAGATTCAGAAGAAGAAAAAGAAGCCTCTTCAGATGAAGAAGGTGAAAAACAAGATGATGAATCAGAAGAAACTAAAGAAGAAGAATCTGATGAATCAGTAAAAGCTTTAGAAGCATTACGTGATGAGATTATGGTATCTTATCAACGCGGTGGTATGACCGAAGGTGAAGCTTCTATGGTGAACGTTGCGGTTAATAATATTTTAGCACGTAATGGTTTACAAGCTGAACGTGTGGTTCCATCTATTGAATCATTCAGCGAAAACTCTACTCGTCGTAGATTAGCAACTAGCACTACGGCAGATATGATCAATCGTATTATTTCTAAGATCAAGAAATAATAAATTTATATGTTAATTTTACTATTTTAAAAATATATAACCGATTAATTACAAATCTATGCTTTTGTAGTTAGTCTTTTTTGTTAACAAAAAATCAAAATTTAAGAGAGATAAAAATGAGCTCATTTTTAAAACAAGCTTACGCTTTAGAACAAGAAGTTGTTGAAGAAGTAACAGAAGTAGATGGTGACGAGTTAATCGAAACCGTTGAAGAAACAGAAGCTGCGCGTCAAGAATCCGAAGCTTTAGGTTCAGAAGTAGAACGCGCTATCGCGGTTCACGATGAACTTGAAAATCAGAACGATACTTTAGCTGAAATTGTTGAACAACAAGGTGAAGTAACTCCTGAAGTTGCAGCGGTAGTTGAAGTTGCTCGTCGTACGGCAGCAGCAGGTCTTGGTTTAGACCCAGAAGCAGAAGGTGAAGAATTAGTTGATGCAGCTGGTTTAGAATCTATGGTTGCTGATAAAAACATGATTTCTTTAGAAGAGTCTAAAGGTGTAGCTAGAAAACTTTGGGAAAAAATCAAAGCTTTATGGCAAGCGTTTTTAAAACGTGCTGCTGATTTCTGGAACTGGTTAGTTAAACTTGTTAGTTTCCTTGATAAGAAATATAAACAAGCTTACGAAAACGTTAAAGCAACTTCTGATGAAGATTTCACTAAAGCATTAGCTGCGTTACATGCACAAGAAGATAAAGTTGCTAACTTAGCAAATACAGCAATGGCTGCACTTACACCTAATGGTAAACTAGTTGATGTTAACCGTGAAGTGGGTCCATCATTAGCAAAAGCTGATACAATTCGTAAAAACGTAGATGGCGTAGTTAAAAAATTCTTAGCTGAAGATTTAGTTAAAGCCGATGGTGAAGCATTCTTTAAAACAAACGTTAAAACAGAAACTTTAACTGTTTTAAACGAAAATATCACTATTACTGCTGAATCAGGTAAAGTAGAATGCAAAACTGAAACTGATGTACAAAAAATCTCATCAAATCTGTTATTTAACCGTAAAGAATTAATGGATGCATTACAAGTCGGTTCTTCTATTTCTAAAAACTTAGCTAAATTCGGTTCTGAAAGCTTCAAACGTTATACTAAAGTAAAAGATGAAGTTAAAGGTGCTGAAGAAATTGCTAAATTACCTGATGCAGAAGCTAAGAAATATGACGCTAACGTTAAATTAGTTCTTGCTGCTCGTCATGCTATTTACAAAATGGAAACTGATGTAGTACGTAAACATCAAGAAATCTTAAAAGCATACTTGAAAATCGCAAAAGCGGTTTCAGGTAAAGATGTTGTAGAACCTGCTAAATAATTAGTGGCCAACACAACTGATGTACATAGGGTAGGAGTGTTTGCTCCTACCCTTATGTCAGTTTATTGAAAAGGAAAAAATAAAATGCAAAACATTTCAAATTTCCATTTGAATATGGATAATGCATATGCTGGGTATCTGCTCTCAAAAGAGATTACCAATATATCGAATGAGAGTCTGATAAACAAAACCATTGCTGCTTACGTTGGTCATGAAATTTCAGAAGAAGGTATTTTGGATTCGTTAAAAGCTAAAATATTATCTTCTTACGGTAAGTATTCTAATAATAAATATTTTAAAGAATTAACTGAAGATAAATATTTTAAATTTTGGAAAACAAATAAAGTCGGTCAAGCTGTATTTGCTTTAAAAGAGATGGACGTAAACTACAGCAATAAGTTCAACGAAAAGTTAAATGAAATCTTTGCGACATCAGGTAAATCAAATTACACGTTTGATAAAAACGGTAAGTTATTTGTTTTCACTGAATTAGTAAAGACTCATTCTAATTTGATCAACGTTTTATTCGATGCACTTGTTAATTTAATTAACAAAGTTAAAAGCAACCCAAATAATGAATACGTTTTGGAAGATCTTATAAAGTTATTAAATGTAAATACACTGAAGAACGATACCAACACTATCGTATTAGTTGAAGAAAATAATAAAATTAAGTTTGACTATTTCAGTCATTCTAAAACATCTAGTGTAGACAAAGATACCGTTATTAAGTGGTATAAAGATGTACAGAAAGGAATTGTTCAGTTAGAAAACAATATAAAGAAATTCCAAGAAAAGAATGCATCTATTTTTAAACAGATGGATGATTTACCTACGTTACAAAAAGGGTTATTGGCAAGTGCGATCAGTATGATAACTGGCTTTATTCGTTCGATTATTGGTTTCTTAATGCTTCATTTAAATGAGACCATCACTGCCGTAGCAAAAGCAGCATTATCTCTAAAAGATTCAGGTATCTCTAACGAGAAGTTTTTAGATGAAGGGGATACACCGATTATTAAACTCTGGAATATTTTCTTTGATATTTTAGAATTTATTGCAACAGCATTTTTCACATTTTTGTTTTACTATATATTTATTTTCTTCTTAAATATTTTATTACTTGGTGTGTTGACGCCGTTTTCGGGTATTTTAGTAATAGGATTAACACTAAAAACATTAATTGAAAAATATAAAGATGAAGAAAAATAAATGTCATTTTTAAAACAAGCTTACGCTTTAGAACAAGAAGTTGTTGAAGAAGTAACAGAAGTAGATGGTGATGACTTTTTAGATATTACGGAACAAGCAACTGCAGCTCGTTACCAAGTTGAAACTGTTGGCGAAGAGATTGAACGTGCTATCATCGTTCACAATGAAATCGAAAATCAAAATGAAACTTTAGAAGAAATCATTAAAGAAAAGGGTGAGATCACACTAGAAGTAGTCGCTATGACTGAAGTAGCACGCCGTACGGCAGCAGCGGGTTTAGGATTAAACCCTGATGAAGAAGGTAAAGAGTTGGTAGATTCTGCAGGTTTAGAGTCTATGGTTTCAGGTGCTGCAGTTCTTTCCATGGAAGCAGCTAAAGAACAATCTAAATCTTTATGGGAAAAGATTAAACAACTTTGGAATGTTTTCGTTGAAAAAGTATACAGTTTCTGGAACTGGTTAGTTAAACTATTTGATGGTTATGGTAGACGTTGTAAGGCTTTAGCTAATAAGCTTAGAACAATGGATAAAGAAACTTTTAACGCCAACCTTACTCAGGTAAATAACCAATTAACTGCTTCATGGAATAAAACTGTTAAAGAAAATGGTATAGATAACAGCTATAACGGTAAAGAATTTACTAAAACTGAATTATCGATGGTTATTGATGGCGGTAAACTTATTGATGTAAAAAAATTTACTGAAAATGGTTTTAAACTTCTTGGTGAAGTAAATAAAGAAGTAGAAGAATCTACAAAAGAAGCACTTAAAGGTGAAGAACTTGAGTTTGGTAAAATTTTATCTTCCAGATTTAAAACCACTGCTTTAAATACAGCTAACGTGCATTATGTCTTTGATGTTAAAGATAACGCTATTGTGTTTTATACCGATAATGATTTTAGTAACTTCCAAAATAGTTACCATTTTAGCTTTAGTAAAGAAGAATTGATGACAATTTTATTACAGGCAGATAAAATCAAAACGACATTACGTAATTATTCTGCAGAAAGCTTTAAACGTTATAAAGCTGCAAAAGATCAACTGAATAACAGTGTGTTATCAAAAGATCAAAAATACAATAGTCTTTTAAAAGATATTTTAAAATCTCGTAAAAGCGTATTTTCAGGTGAAATGGGTATAACTAGACGTTTAACTACCGTTATGAAGTTCTATGTCAAAGTAGCAACTCAAATCACAACTATAACTAAAAAATAGGTTTAATTGTTAAAATATAAATAAGGGTGAAGAAGAAACACCGTTGTTTTATTTATAATTATAAATAAAATATAGAGGGAAGATGTATATGTCATTTCTAAAAGGTCTAATGAAAGAAGCAATTTCTAATGAAGCAGCTTCTTTAAACATCGATGAATTAAATGCAAAATTAGATTCTTTAAAAGAAACTAAAACCGCACTTGAATCATTTAAAGAAGATACCGTATTGGGTAATCTAGCTATTGAAAACATTGCACAATCTTTTGGTGTAAAAACTAAAGATGAAGCTTGGGGCTATATTGACCAAGAAATTGAAAAAACTGAAAAAAGTATCAAACTTTATAATTCAGTAAATAAATAATTTATCATGATATTATTTGCCTAAGGATCATGTTAATCCTTAGGCATTTATGTTTGTCTATTCGAATAGGAGATTTAAAAATGAAAAACATTAATAGATACGGTTTAGTTTCCAATGAAACCGTAACCGCATATCCAGGAGTGAATATTCGTTCCTTTTTAACGAGTCTAGAAGAAACGCGCGCAAATTTACTTCTGACTAAAGAACTAGGAACTTATTCTGCAGAAATCCAACAAGCTATTATCAATATTGAACAATCTATTCTTTATTTAGAACATTATATTGGACGTAGAGAAAAAGCAGGTATCTTTACAGTAGATATTCCTGAAAACCTATCAGAAACGCATACATTGATTAATAAAACACAAATGACTGATGTAGTGATCAATATACTTAAAGATAGTCCTACAGGTCATGAAGTTGTTCAATATTATAAATTTGAAAAAACTTATCCTGCTCAAGAATTTAATTTAGCACAACAGTATTTCAATTTACTTTACGGTAACAACTTACCGTATCGTGCTTACGAGAATGATGGTAAGGTTATTATTGATATCGTGGTTAAAGGTGAACCTAAAGAAACATCTTTACCTGATTTACCGTTCTTACGTCAGGATATGATTGACAAGTCAAAACGTAATACCGATCGTAATTATTATTTCTACGATTGTATTACTCATAAATCATTCGATGTAAAAATTAACAAGAAAGCATTTGATATTACCCAAGGAATCGGTAGAACAAGATATACCTTATGTAATGAAGAGATTGTTAATAAACTTAATGAACTCGGAATTGCTTACGCTTGGAGATATGATTGCCCTAATATCTATTTAGTATTAGGTTCTTTTACCGATGATAATTTTGAAGAAGTAAAAACAACTATTGAAAACATTATCAAAGATAACGAGAAAAAAACAAATATAGCTCCAATGTAAATCATTTAAATATAAAACTTATATAAGGCATTATAATGGCAGAAAATGATTTAAATTATAGCGCACCTAACGTCGCTCAAGGTAGCGGTATCGCCGAAGCATTGATCACAGCTGGATTCATTGAAAAAGACGGTACCAACACGCCTAAGATCGAAAATGGTGTAGAACAAGCTTATAAAAAAGAGAACGCTATTTTATTTGAAAAAGAACATAAATACGGTAGAGAATATGTTACCTATAACGGTATCTATCACATCGAGTTCCGTGCTGAGCATGCTGATGAAGCTCAAAAATTCATTGATGAAAACGGTGCTATCGGTACAGACCTTATTTACCACACTAAACGTGGTAAAGGTGGTTCTACTTTATTCTCTTTTAATAAAGCAAATAGCCGTGTTAAATATACACAACTAGGCGTTAACTTAACTGAGTTAAGAGAAGCCTATGATAGTTCCAACGATTTAACAGATGTTCTCGATGGAACCAATACTGTAATTCCTCTACCGGATGTTAAATACTTCATGTTTAACACCTTAGAAGATTACGAAGATGAAAAACAAGCAAACGAAGATGAATTAGCATTCAACAGTAACCCTGCTAACTTACCTGATTATTATATCGGTACAGTGACCTCTGATGATAACGTAGGTTTCTACGTAGACTTATCAGGCAGATTACGTGCTTCTTACGATTCTTTCTTGTTACATCGTGCAACTAAACTTCTTCAAGATCTTAAAGAATATGCTAAACCTGAAGAATACCAAGTTGGTCGTTTACCATCTGGTACAATCATGTTTGTATTGTCAAAAGACCTTACAGATAGATTCAAAGAAAAATTTGGTTCTTACACTGTATTAGCGATTCGTTGGAATGATGTTAAAGCGCCTAAACAAAAAGCTGAAGACATGAATTTCGAAAAAGTTTTAGATATCAAAACTAAAACTCTTTTAGACGCTGAAGACGTGTTCGGTTTCAAAAAAAAGCCGAACAGGGATTAGATAAGTATAAAGAGTCCGTCGTAAAGAAGATGGACTCTAATCCGATTTCTGTAAATGATTTTTTGAAACTAAAAGCGCTGTCTCTTAGAGACAGTAAAAACAAAGAACAAGTTATCGTCAAAGAAGACATTAGAGGTGTTAACGGAAATTCTTTACATGACCACTATAGTAAACTATGGACCATGGTTAATGAATATAACATGAACATTATGATGGATAGTACATCTATCAATAATGTATTTAAAGAATTCTATAATTACCCGTTTTCTAAGATAGCAGAAATACTTACAGATGAGATGAGAGAGAACTTAACAAGAGTACTTGGTTTAGGATTCCCTCCATATACGAAGAGACAAGCTATTTCTGTCTATAACTTGAGAAATCGTTATCCAGTTAAAGAAGAAGAAATCAAAGCAGTTAAAAATATACTTAGCTTGCTTGAAAGTAGATACACATGTAAAACTAACTGTGATAAACTAGAATTAGTTAAAACGATTAATAAAATTCTTTGTGTTTTAAACCAAAAATATTTATGGATGGTGGCTGATAAGGTAATTGAATATTACCGTGCTTTAGACTCAATCATTGATCATAAAGAAATCGACTCAGCTTTAGAATATCTTAACGAATATAAGAAAACCATTTCTAAAGCTGATTTATTAGATATAGACGCTCAATTTATTGATGATGTCACTAATCTAATCCCATTTACCTATCCACACCCTGAAGTTTATTTCGCATTTGTTAATGCACTAAAATTTATTAATCTATATTATGGTCCTATCAAGGGTTCTAAATTATTCTCTACGGATGTAGTGGGGATAATGAAGAGATATTTACTAAGAGTAGAACAAAGCCCTGGTATTGACTTTTTAAGTAAATTTAGATTATACGAAGATAGTAAAGATAAAACTATGACAGACACAAACCGACGAACTGAAGAATGTGGGTGCACCAAATTCCCTACTGTAGAAAAAGAAGAGACTACCAATAAACCGGTAACTAGACGTTACTGTAAACCAGTTGATCAAAGTCGCAAAGATAGACTCTTAGCAACGATCAACCATAAGTTAGTCGATCTCGAAGTAGAGAATTTAAAACTTAAAAATAATCTAAAAGACGTAGGTACAAAAACTAAAGAATTGGAAGATAAGGCTAAGATACTGGATAAAGTTGAGCCTATTGAAGATTTTGAAGGCAATGTACTATTCTCTGCTTTCAAAGTAGAGTAACATTTATCGATAATTGTAAATAAGAGAAACAAAAATGGCTATTAAAATTCTTAACGAAAATAACCTTGGTCTAGGTCTTGAGAAAAACGCTAGTACGAAGAAACTACAAGTAAAAATTAAAGAAGGTAGTGCGCTTCGTCTTGACGCATTAGGTCTTGATGTTGTAATTCCTGAAGTAACTATTCCTGAAGTACCGGTTGCGATTGCTAAGATCGAAATCGAAGGCAACAACATTAAAGTAACTGATACTAAAGAAAATACCCTTAACGTTGCATTACCTGCACAAACGGTAGATGTTAAATTACAAGGTGCTGAAGTTACTGCTGATAACAAATTAAAATTAACTTTATCAAGCGGTGACATTGTTGAAGCTGACCTTTCTAAATTCGTTGATGCTCCTAAAACAGCACAAGAATATTGGACTGAACAAACTGCATTAACTTCTTTCGCTAAAGATATCGCACAAGCTTTATCAACCAATGCAGAAGCTAAAGCAATTTTATCTAAAGCAATTCTTAAAGAATTGGTTGGTGTTGAAGTACAAGACTTCGAAGATAACAGCGTGGGTTACTTACTTAAAGCTCCTGCTGTGGAAGCGTAATAAATATCTATTGTTTTTAAGGTATAGGGTGGGTAAATATCTACCCTATGTCTTATATGTTTATTTATTAACAACAAGGATATTTTTACAGAATGGCAAAAGAAAAAATCAAGTTTATCTCAACGGATAATTTAAGCGAATCACATTTCGTTGGGGTAATCCCTAAGGGTAAAAGTAAACCTGAATTACAAGTAGCCATTTCTAGAGAAACTCCTAATCTGATAACCGTTAAAGCAGATGGCTTACATGTAGATTATCCTTCATGGGGTGATATCAAAAGTAAACCAACTAACTTTTTAACTTCTGATGGTAACCAATTCTTAACGATGAACCCACCGACGTTTACAAGAACAGTCGGTATGGAATTCACTGGTACAGGGAATAAACGTTTTGCGTTAGAACTTGTCGGTAATGGTGGTTCATGGCAGTTAGTAAGAAACGATGGTGGTAACATCGTGTTTCCGACAAGTGCTAAGAATGAAGATGTAGCGTATAAATCTTACGTGGATGAATCCGCTAAGGTTTCCCCTATTTCCGATAACATTCTTAAGAAAACATCTAGTGGTTTATACGTACCACCGCCAGCGGCTGCTCCTACAGCAAACTCTGATCCTAAAACCTATGCACTAACAAAAGTATTACCTCAAGATCGTTTACTTTTTGGCCAAACCGTTATTTCTGATAGAGAAGACGGACGTAGAATGATGTATTTTATACCTACTATCAAATTAGGTATAATCCATCTGGACTTCACTACTGTAGCAGATATTGGTGGTATCACTGAAATTGCCAAATTACCCGACGATGCTCCAGTACCTACTGGTTTAATAGAAAATCAAACCTCAACAGGTGGTACCGTATGGCTCACGGCTAATAATAGATCAATTAAGGCACAAAATATTCGTAAAGGTAATCGTGTTATTATAGATTTAATAGGTTTCTTTAGATAATGGAAACGATATTCTGAGTATCTAGGATATCCTAGATACTCATTATGTCCGTTCACAGTGGCTTTGGTATGTTTAAAACTCAGAGGAAGAAACAATAACATGGCTATTTTAACTTATGAGCTACCTGAGACTTATGCTTCCATAAGTAGACCAGTAGCTTTAGATATCATGAAACAGCTCATGGATAATCTTAAGATAGAACAAAAGGTTCCTATCTATTATCCTGGGGCAAATGGTAAAATGACCACTTGGAATGCTAACAATATTAGAGAATCCGATAGTGCTCAATTTACTGCAAGAGAAAAGATTATAATGAATGTAAGAGAGACTCATATTGAAGATGATCTTCTTACATTAGTTCCTAAACAAAATAACCACCCTCCTATCTTTATAGATAAGGATAGCAAAATAAAAGTATTCCCAGTTTACTCTCGTGTTAAAGCTATTGTGACGTTAACCTATCGAACACAGGACAGATGGCAAGCAGAATCATTTAGAGATAACTGGAGAAGAAAGATCGCTGAGAATAGAGAATACATGACGTTTTCAGCAAGATACAAATACCCTATCCCTAAAGTAGTGGTAAATATCTTAAACTTACTTTATTTAACTCGTAGTAAGACCAAAAAAGATTTTAATAAATTTGAAGATTATGTTTATCATTTTGGTAGTAAGAAACTAACCGAATTGACTAATGCTGCTGGTAAGGGTGGTACACTCGCCATGGCAGAAATACAGGAATATATATTTGGTAATTTTACAGACCCGAATCCACCAGAGATTGAAAAAGATGAACTGGGTGCAGTTTGGACAACTCAGTTAGAATTTGAATACCAATATGATAAACCTATCAGTATCACTACGCATTATCCAATCATGATTAACAACCATCTGGTACATGAAGTATTATATCCAGAAGTTTTATTTGATATCGATAGATTACCGATGATCATGTCGGATATTCGTAACTATTACGATAACATCCAATACGATATGGGTTACATGCAAGCTATGCGTGGACCTATCATTCGTATCCCTGCATTTGATGATTGGCCTAATAAATTTACCCATAAAGAAACGACCAAGATGGTTTCTGTTTTGTTAGCGATTGGAGAGGATACACCGAGAGAGCTATTCAATCTTAAGGATATGGGTGAGTATGGATTACATCCTGCATTACACGATGGATTTAGTAAAAATCATTTTTATCTAACGAAAGATAGAGAGTTTCCTTTTTACGTTCAGTTATACGTAGATGATGTACCAGCAGGTGATGACAGATTAGAATGTACAACAGATTTAGAACTTGTTGCTACAGCTGATTTGGATATTTATAAAACTTACCACGTTGTTATCTCAGTTTATCGTAACTTAAACCTATTAACATTAGAAGCACGTAAACGTTTCTTAAATTACCCAGCTTTAGTTAATGCATGGTTGGATATCGTACTAGGGCATAAACCAAAGAATGGATATCCTAAAGTAGTAAATGGTAAAGTAATGCCACGTGATTTAGAAAGAGTATTTGCTGAAAATACGAATTACAAATATTCTGGCGGTGGTAGCTTACACGATCCATATCTAGATAAAGTGAGTCGTACAAGTGTAGGGGGTAATCCTATTTACGGTAGTGGTAAATATGATTTAGATAACTGGCAGAAAGGAAGTTATAACTGGTATAATTTCCCTGTTATTCCTGGTGCAGAAAACGTTGATATATTAGAACTCGGTAGTGCACTTGCTACTGTAGGTATATTTACCGTAACCACGAATAAAAACATTAATGGAGATAAACAATGGCAATAGCACATGCTACAAAATTATTAAAACCAGAAGAACCGGTATTGGTTCGTAAGGAAGTCATATCTCCACCTAGACCAATAGCAGTAGATACTAAGTATGAACCTCGAGCAAACTTACTTACTCACGTAGCTGGTGCTAAGTGGAATGTAATTTATTATAAACAATTAAAAACAAGTGAAGAAGCATCGGAAGCGTTTAACATCAATCGTCCATTGCCTTATCAACAATATTTGAAGATAGAAAACTTTGAGTTACGTGTATCGACACCTTTGACTGCTTCACCAAATAACGAAGAGTCAGCGCATAATGTAACAGGTACGGCTTTTATCTATCCGTCTATTGTACCAGATCATGGTGATTCGTTTTTAGCGGATGTAGGTGATGGTCGTTCTGCTATTTTTAATATCAGAGAAGTCACTCAAAAGTCTTTCTTAAAAGATACGGTATACGAAATTGAATATGATTTAGTAGATTGGTTATCACATGACTTACAGAAAGCAATAGATGCTAAAGTCGTTAAGACGGGTTATTACGAAAGAAGTTATTTAGATTATGGTGCAAACCCTGTTCTTGAAGAAGAACAACATGGTATCTTTAAAAAGATTAGAACATGGCAGGAACGCATCGCAAGACATTATTTCGATAGTTTTTATAACCATGAGTTTAATACTTTCTTAGTACCTGTACCAGGTAAAGTGATTTACGATCCATTTATTGTTGAGTTTATTCAACGTTTATGGGATACCAACACCATACCTGATTTACAATATCTTAAAGTATATAACCGTGATACAGCTGATAATCGTTTCATTAGAACTATCTGGGATGCTATCGTTAATAACGATCCGTATATGCTAGCTAAATGTAAATCTAAATTTGGTGTAATACCAAGACAGCTTTTCCCAACTGATCATGGTGGATTAATGGGTGTGAGATTTAGTCGCTTAGATTACATTTTCCATCCTTACGATATTGTGAATCCAGCAACAGGTGTGATTAGTATCTTTGGTCATGAAAATATCAATCTAGGTGAATCATTTAGTGAGTATTCTACAAATAGAACATTTAATCTTGCTATTAAGAAATTACCTGGTTTAGGTTTCGTACACCATACGCTGAAAGAAAACTTACCGATACCAGATGCGAAGAAAATGGGTAGCTTTGATACTTACGTGTTATCTCCTGCTTTTTATCAAAATACAAAATCAGAAATGTCTAAAGTTGAATTACTGTTGACTGCGGCATTTAAAGAAGAACACGTGAATGCGAAAGAATTATTACCTATTTTAGAAGATGTGATTAACTGGGGTGAAATGGAGCGTTTCTATTATATTCCGTTATTAACTGCTTTATCTAGATCGGCTCTTGGAGATTTAACACAATGACCTTTGCTAAAAGAATGTTCGCTACACAATTGTACCACAACGATACAACTAACCGTGTGATACAACCCGTGACTGTAGAACAACAAATGATTTATACTCCTACTTATAGTCAACATCAGTTGCAACATGAGTATAATTTAAAACATCAGCGTCAAATGCCTACCTTTGAAGAACTTAAAAAGAAAATCTGGGATTGGCAGTGGATGATTACTACAAGAACAAAATGGACTTATAGCGAATTTGATTTTGAGCATAAAGGTATCACTATTACAGGTGATTTAGAACAAGATACAAGAGCAATGGAATCTTGGACGAATACAACGAGAACTCTAGCAGAATTGGTAGAGTTCTACGACCAAGGTAAAGAGTTCATTTTAAGAGATCCTAAAAACGCTGAAGATATTTTTAATATCATTAAGGAATACACCGAATACGTTGCTTATAGTTTTGATAACAGAATCCATCTTTTAAATAACAATGTTAAAGAGAACGAAGCTGTTAGAAATGTTATTAATGACGTGATTAAAATGCAAAACTTAGCCAATCGACTATTCCCATTAGTTATTCAGAATACCGAAACAGCAGCACCTACAAAAGGGTTACTTGGGTATATTGCTAGACGTAATGGACATGATGGACTTAATCGTATCAAGTTTGATATTCTTGGGAAATATGGTATCTCTCAAGAACAATTCCATAACGTTGAAAATACAGATGAAACGACTGGATTATTTAATGCAGTTGATATTAGACAAACCTTTGACCCAGGTACGCTTAAACAGCTTAAAGGAGTAATTTAATGGCTGGTAGAAAAACATTACACGATACCGTTGTTAAGAACTTCGTTACTGAATGTATGAAGAAGATTCGTCCAGTACATTGGAACTATAGTTTAGTCATCAATACGGAAAAAGGTATCGTTAATATTTTTAGGGTAACATCGATCCACAAATATGGAAATTTTGTTACTAACTATACCGATGAAATTACGTTAGAATGTATGTGTAATACTAAGGACTTCTTTGATAAGATCGTACCGAGTGAAAACGATTTACAATGTACATTAATCGCTACGCAATATAGTGAAACAGGTAATTTTGAAATCGACAACAGTACACCTAAGATTCGCAAGTATCGTGGATTATTATCAAATATACCTGAACGTGGTATTACCGAGAGTACAGGTCAGGGTAAAGAGATTCCTAACCCTGATTTAACTTATACCACATTTACTATTCAGCTTATTGATGCAGATATATTGAAATTGAAAATGGCTACGTTTGCCTGTATGTTCAATAAGACGAATCCATTCGAAGCGTTATGTATGGCATTAGACGGCGTAGGAAGCGATTACGGCATCGTTGGTATCAATAGACCAGTAAACCCAGATGTAACGTCATTACGCATGATGATCGTTCCTAGAGGGACGTTAATCAAAGATATTGCTCATTACATTCAAAAGACTTACGGTATCTATAACCATGGTATTGGTCTTTATGTTCACATGATCGATGAAGAGTATTATTGGTGTCTTTATCCTATTTTTAATAACAAACGTTATCAAAAAGAAAAAGATAAACTAACCATTACAGTAGTTGATCAAAACTACAACAATATGGAAAATGGTAACCAAAAACGAACTTATTTCGTCGATGATAAAAACGTAAACGTCTATGTTACTGCTGAAGTCGATATTAAGAAAAACAGATACAACGAGTTAAATAACAGTACTGGTGTTCAATACATGAACTTAAAAGAACTTGTTGATAAAACCCGTACAGACGTAGCACCTAACCAAGTTTATAAAGATGGTGCTTCTGCGTTGTCGTCTATGGACTTCGTTGGACGTCAAGACGGTATACAGAATTTAAAACAAGTATATCGTCAAACGATGAATACCGCTAGTCTTGCATCTGAAGTAGTTGGTAACCAAGGTGATTACGTAAATTTAACATGGCGTTATGCAGATCCTGATTTGATCAAGCCAGGTATGCCAGTTAAGATTCGTTATATCGGTACAGATAACATCAAGACGTTGTATGGTACTCTACATGAATACCATGCAGCTTATGCTTTACCACAAGCGAGTCCATTAGAGACGGCGATGGTGTGTAATGTAGCGATGAATATATACGTTACCGATGAAGAACCTTCATGATTGAACATATATCCTACACCCAAAAGGTGTAGGATATATGACGTACTTTAGAAATCGTCTGCTCCAGCACCCATCCATGCTGATGCATCTACACTAATACCAGTATTATCTCTTAATTCAGATTTACCGCTATCTTTCGTTTCTAAGTCAGGACGTAATCCACCAAACTTACTAAACGGAATAAAGAATGAACAATCCTTTTCAGGTGTACCTTGGCTGCTTCTGTCTTTACCTCTAGCAAATGCCATCCAAGCATTCTTCTCAGCATCGTGTTCAATATTACACACGATTTCCATATCGACTTCCATGTCAATACTTCTACATTCACTCCAATAACGTTTACCAGCGATTTGTTTAACAAAGTCTGTACTACCTTGTCTTAACAACATAGCTGCGTCTGTTGCTACCTGATGCGGTGTTAATAATGTAATACGTCTAGGGTTACAATAGTTACGCATGACTTTAAATAATTGTCTTATCCAGAATGCTCTATTTTCATCGCCTAAACCATCACCATTAATCATCGCCAAATAGTCAACTGCGGCTAATTGGATTTCAAAACCTTGAGCTTCTAAATCCATAAACTTAGAAAGGATTTCACGATACGAAGTATTGGTTGGGTCAATGTGGTAAAACTTAAAAGTATACCCACGTTCCTTTACATGGTCAATAAACCATTTAGCCATGTAAGTTGGGTCCATCTCTAAGATATTGCACTGTGCATTATTTTCATATTCCCACCAATATTTAAACCAAATCCGCATATTTAACGGAATATCGTTTTCAGTTGAGATATGAAGAATACAGGGTTTCTTCGTGGGATCAAATAAGTAAGGTTTATTAAACATCATCGAATGTAATGTTAAACAACTCGTGACTAATGATTTACCATTAGAGGGTCTTGCTCCAATTACATACATGTTGCCTCGACGTAACCCATCTACATCACCACACATTCTATTAAATCTTTGCCAGCCTGTTTTAATGACACTATTAACATCCAAATCTTCTTGAACATTCATGAAGTGTTTAGCGAGCTCTTCTTCTGATTCTGTATCACCCATACCGTTTAACGCTGGGTCATCGTTAGCATTCGTTTCACTATCAATGAATCTTTCCATCGTAGCTGAAACAAGTTTAGCCATATCAGAAACTTTAAATGCAGGTGCGCCTGCATAAATCGTTTTACTCGCTAACTTTTTCATTTCATTTAAAAAGTCTTTTTGAGTAAAATATTTATTTAATTCTTTCTGAAGTAAATCAACTTTTAATAAAATTTTCTCAGGAGTCGTTTCCCCATCTAATAAACTAGTAATATCATCCCGTAATTCAGGATCTTTCTTAATACTTAATTTAACTTTACTTAATAAGAAATCTTTATCGTATTGTTCTTCACCATTTCGTAAAGCCATCGACTGAGCAATGTCTCTTAACGCAATTAAATTTTCTCTATCATCATCGGTAGCTGTTACACCCTCTGGCGCAGGTAAACTATTGATGATATTTAAGACTATTTCTTTACTATTTTTTCCACTTTCCGGGATTAACGATTCCCAGAATAATAATGCGATTGATTGTACTAATAAAATACGCGGGTCCATTGACAAAAACTCCAATAATATATGTGCATGTTATGTTTAAATATTGATTTCAGAATTTCTCAATATAAGGGGATAACTTTATGTCTGAACTTAGTGTGGCAGATGTGTACGTGGTTAATCTACCTCACACTCTTGCTCAATTAATTGAACAACACCCTGATACATTTAATTTAGAAACCTTAACTGACTTATCAGTTCTGTCTACTAAGTTAAATTTAGAAGATGTTTTTCAATATGTATATGAACAAACCATAGATGATAAATTTAATGATTTTATCGTAACATCTGGTTTAAAGAACATCTTGCAAAAACAAGATAACATAACTTGGTTAAGTCAAGTTAAAACTCAGTATGATTCCTATCTCCGTAAACGAGAAGATATGAAAAAAATTAATGAAGATGATTTAACAAGAACCTTTGGTGTATTGGAATCTTACCATTTACATGATAAGATCAATAAGCCAGATGTTAAATGCGTTTTCTTTAAACGTAATACTGAAGAAACCCAAACAGATCTATTAACTTATAAACAAGAACTCCTTAACGTATTTTACGACATGTTCGGTTTCGAAGTTATTAGAAATCACCCGGTTACAAAATACATTTTAAAATTAGGTAGCATTAGATAAATGTTATCATTTATTATGCTTTTTGTAATGTAGTATGTAAATATTTAATATTTAGCAATATTTACATTCTACTTTTTTAAAAATAGTAAAATAGTAAATTAACAAAAACATTTTAATTAAAAGCACGTTTATTTGAAATACAATAAATGTTTACGTAAACAAATATAAATAATTTTAAAGGAAACAGCATAAATGGCTAAGTTTAAAAAACACGTTGATGCAATGACGGCTGCTATCGAGTCTATCGCGAGTGATTTAGAAGTATCACGTAACGATGCATCTACTGCTCACTTATACGGCAAAAACGAATTAAACAGTTTTATCTCTGTTGAATCAGAATCTTTAAATTCTGTTCAAATGGAAAACTATCGTGCAGGCATGGAAGAAATCAGCAATCACTTAGAAGGCATCTTCGCAGCACACAATTTAAATGGTATTGAAGGTGGCATCCCAGCTCACTCTTTAGAAGCAGCACAAATCCTTTTAGGTGCTTCAGGTGACTTAGCTGGCTATAACCGTCAACAAATGAACGCGACTTTAGAAAAAGGTGTTCCAGTACACTCATTCGAAAGCTATGCATTCGGTCCATATGGTGATGTATCTATCTCTACAAGCAACCAAGTAGCTGTAGAATCTTTCGATGAAAAAGTATTAGATAAATATCTAAACTACTCAATCATCTTTAACGTATTGGCATCACGCCAAGATGAATTCTCTGCATTGTTCTTCAAACCGTTAACAATCACTCCTGACGAAGTTGGTTACATTGTTAACATCCGTATGGAACAAGTGTGGAATGGTATTGAACATTTACCAAACGGTCAAGCTAAAGATATCGTTAAACGTAACCTTATCGATGCGTTAACCCACCCAGAAGTTTTAGAAACTAACTCAACTGAAATCATCCCATTCGTACAAGAAGGTGGTGCTAAAGTTGGTGGTATTGACCCAATCAAAAACGTAGAACACTTCTTAGACGATGCTTCTGCGGCAGTACGTACTTTACGTAACTTAGACGGTATTGATGTATTATCTGCACCGTTAAAAACTAACATGGAACACAACCTTTTAGGTTTATCTTCTCACCCTTCATTAATCGCTAACGGTTTAATGAACGAGAAAGATTCTTTAGATAGCCGTGTTGCATTAGAAAACATTTACTTAGAAGTAGATGGCAAATTTGTTAAATTTAACACACATTTACTCCGTACCTCAGCATTCTACCGTGCTATCGAAGGTAACATGCGTGAAATCGCATTAACATTCGACAACGGTTCATTCTTATTAACAGCTGATCGTTTAGCGATGGATGGTACTGTAGTTCCTGTGTTCAAACAGTTAGAAGATGCTGGTTACGCAGTTCGTTTACGCGTACGTGGTTTCGGTAAAGGTACCGTTGAATACGGTAACGTTGAAATCGTTGCAGCTCCAGTAGAAATCTCTACAGTTTACAAAGATGGCGTAGAAGTATCTTTAGAAGATCCTGCTCTTAAAGCTATCATCGGTGGTTTAGACTTAGGTAAACCATCAAGCAAAGTTAAATTTGCTGGTTTCGATTTAGAAGCTCGTCGTACTAACTACGACTTACGTTCACGCGGTCTATTATTAGATTCAACTGAATATCGTGAACAATTCGTTGTTCCACTACGTAGTCCTATTTCTATCCAAAAACCAATCGTAGATGCTCACAAAGAACATCCAGATGTTAAAGCATTAGTTAACGCTACTCGTATCCAAGCGAACAACGACGCGGTTACTACTGTTCTTAACCACGCTGCGTTAATGGAAGAATTAGTTGCTAAATACAACTTTGTAGACCAAACTTCACGTGATTCATTCCCTGGTATCGGTCGTTACTTCTTAACTCCGTGCTTCTTACGTGAAAAACTTCACTTACCTACTTTAGTAAACAGTACTTCATCTGAAAATCGTCTTAAAGACATCCAAGGTGGTATTACTACTAAACTTAACGAAATGGTTGGTCGTATCTTACAAGAAACTAACTATATCCCAGTAGTTGAACAAATGACTGGCGGTAACGTAGGTAAAATCAAAGTTGCTATCGGTACTGACTACCGTTTACCACAATACTTGAATATCCAAGGTGATACTCGTTTATTCGGTGGTAAAATGGAATATGAAATTGCTTCTACTCCGAACAAATTGATGCGTAACAAAATCGTACTTACTTTAACTCGTGTAAACAGTGATGAAGGTCCAGATCCGTTCTCTTACGGTACATTCATTTGGACTCCAGAGTTAATGGTTTCTACTCAATTATCTCGTGGTGCACAAACCTTCAACCAACACTTAGTACACCCACGTTATATGCACGTTGTTAACATTCCAATCATTGCGGTTGTTGATATCACTGGTATCGAAGAAGTGACTGGCGAAGCTACTGTATTACCAGTAGTAACTCGTACAGCTGACGAAGTGAAAGAATTTGGTAACAAATTAGAAAACACTACCGTATTACCGGAAGAAACAGCGGCTGAGAAAAAAGCACGTGAAGAGCGTAACAAACGTAACGCGATCAATGGTAAACCAGTACAACCTTAATCGGTGAAGTAAACTAAATATCTAGACTTAGATTATATATTTAAGTTATAGTTGATTATATTGAAAAAGTAACGTGAAAGAGTCGCGTAACCGTTTATGAAAACATAAACCGATAGAAAGACTATAATAGAGATGTGTAATAAAGGAAAGGATTTTAGTTTATAAAATCATTAGGTAGAAATACTGAAATATATCCCACACCCATATGGGTGTGGGATATATGTTTGACGTGTTTAAAGTGTAATACAAGAAATGCATAAACTTTATAAATTTATATTATCTCAGTGATAAGAGCATAAGGTTTTTATCACTGACACACAACAGGAAGCTTGTGATAATATAAGGAGAATATTCATGGAGGACGACTATATGTACCAATTCATGAATAAATACACATTGGGTAGATTCCTGAAGCGATTTTACCCATCCTTGCATGACGAATTTAAAAACGTCGAAGGTGTGTATGATGAAGAAATCCGTAAAGGTAAAGGTCATGAAAAACTGATCTTCATTACGGATAATTTTCTACACAGAGTTTCCAATCGGATTGGCGATAAGTTATTTAACGCTATCCAAGATTGGAAATATAACTTTATCTTAAGATAAACCGTCGAGAGATAAAGTTAATTAACTAACCGATTAAATTAGTTAACATGAAATATAAGGATAGTCTTAAGACTATCCTTATTAATTGGTTCAATAATATTATTTTTTATTTTCTTATATACACTTAACAGTTTCATTTATTAACCATAGGAGATTAAAATGATTGATTCATCAACTAACAGTTTATTACATTTAGATTTACTTAAGCTACGTCAATTTAATGATATTGGCATGACCAAGTATAAGAAAACATACCCTGATAACGAAGTTTATCGTGTCTTTGTTAAAACGCATTCAGTAGGTAAAGACAGAATAATTCCTCTGTATTTTGACTTTACCGATATGATGATTCGTAAATGTCAAAAAGAATTAGAAATTTTAGAATGTCAATTTAATAGTGAACATTTTAATTCATCTATCGTAGAGTATCTTAAGTTCGATTATAAATTTAATGATTGGTATAGTATCGAATGTGATAACCTCGATAAATATAAAGTATTCTATAAAACACTAGAAGATTTAAGTGAGGTATTATTACCTACCTTAAAATTGATGCCTAGTGATGACTTTAAAGTGATTATTCCCGATAACACTTTATACTCTTTCCATTTAAACACTAAGGATGTTTCTCAAACAGTAGAACCTGTATCTATCTTAGAAGGATTTTACTTTAATAATAAAGTATTTAAAGTAGAAGAATTCACTGCGTATAACGTATTAGAAACACTATTTAAGACCAATAATTTTTCACTTAATATCAAACCTGGCTACGCCGGTTTAATCACGCTAGAAACCTTCTCTGACCCTTCTTCTCGTATTAGAATTAAAACATTAGAAATGAGAAGATACGGTGAATCAAATGTACGTGATAACACCCTTAAACCATTTATCACTTTAGTTAATAAAAGAAGTTATAATAATGAAATCGTTATAAATTACGAATCAGAATACGGTAGTAAAATTAAAGAAGTCATTATCAGTTGGTTATTAGAAATAAGTGATAAATTAAAAGGAATTGACTCTCGTGAGGTATATGCGTTATTTGAAAACTTAAATGCGTTCTTAATAAAATTATCTTATATCGATGATCCTGAAAGTGATTATTTTGAATCTATGGTAAACTTTATCAGTGATGTAAATAATGTTTCAAAACTATTCGTAGCGGAAGAAGATAAATATCGATATAATATCGGTGGGTTCGAGCGTGGTATTCCTGTAAATGTACTTAAAGGCAAACTTATAAATATGGGTAAGTCAGGTGATATCATTGAGATTATCCCAGGTAGATATCAAACTGATAAACGTACTTTACATGGATTTATCTTTATCGATAGTAACCATAAATACGGCTTCTTTGATTATGCTAAAGGCGTAGTTATTACCGATATCTTTGAAAGTAGTTTCAAAGATGTGGAAAATAAAGAAGAAGTGATGGATAAGATCTTTACTGCTATTAGAAGACTTAACGTTAAGGAATACTGGTTTACTCTACTAGATACAGAAAATGATAAAGGTTTATGGGTATGTGATAAATTTAAATTTGGAATTGTTAATCAAGTAAACATGGATGACACTGAACTTAAATTAAAACGTACTTTAGTAGCTGTGGTTTTCAGAAAACCTAGTGAAGAAAATGAATATAGTACAGCACCAATGTTGTTATTTAAAGACTTAACACCAAAAAGTCTTGAAACATACATTGCTTCACGTTTAGCCGAAGTGTGACATTTAGATACACCACTACGTATATACGTAGTGGTGTATCTGTTTGATGCATTTTTAAATGCATCAGAATTATCGCAACGTAGTTACTTAGAAAATGATGCATTTTCAATTGCATCATTTTTAAACCATCTTTGATGGTTCGATTTTGATGCATTCTTTAGATGCATCAAAATTATAAACTTATATTATCTTATTGAAATAAGAACAGTAATGTTTATATTTCAAACATATATCCCAGGACTAATTAGTCCTGGGATATATGCACTTCTGAAGAGAAGTAAAACTAAGGGGTTACTAGGGTTGATGCCACAACCCTAGTAACGAAGCAACAACCCGTTAAATAGGAGGTCGCTTATGCGTGTCATATTTAACCAACAATACGAGCCAATTAAGGTGGTAAGCGAAATTGTTTACCAACAAATGTTGGATCGTAAAGAGGTTAATGACGATCAAGTATTGATCAATTAACCATATTATAGTTAAGGGGTGTAAAATAATACATATTACATCCCAATTAAAGTAGTTGTTTAAATAATGATTATAAAATAATAAAAGGGGTTATCTTAATAACCCCTTAATTTAAGTTATTAAACCCTAAGGAGGGCATCATGTTAAAATTAGAGAATTTCACTGATAATAAAATTGCTAAAGCGATCGAAACACTTGCGACTGTGTTCGGTTATAAAGCCACTATCGTGGCATTACCACGTGATTTATATCACGTTACCCATGGGGAACAAGAGTTCCAGATCCGTGGGTTGGATAACCTCATTCGTGAGGTTATTGTGGCTCCATGGGATAAGAGCCATGCATCCCATAATGAGACAGCCGGTCACTGGGGTCGTAATGGTTACGGTACCGAAGTATGGGTATGGGATTACCGTGATCCAGCCCATGAACGGGCATTGCGTCGTTTTATAAACGACCGTAATCATGTTCGTAAAACTGAAGAAGGCTACGCCTTCCGCATTTACGGTAAAGAATGGAAACACTTCGACACCAAAGAAACGCTGGAATATTTAAGATCTCTTGATCGATATGATCTAGCTCAATGGTGGGGCGAAGAACCATTGCCTGAAGAACTAATGGTAATCGTAACCAAGTACGCAAATACATTTGCGGAACGGAAAGTAGGATTACCGCAATTCTGGGCCGGTCGTCTTGGTCTATAGGAGCTGAACGCTGTAATGTCGTTTATCACTCAAGCATTACATTCCTGGGTATGAATAGAAACTACCTAACCTTAGTAAAACATAACCCCACACCTTAATCGGTGTGGGACTTATGTTCATTAATTTATTATCAAATTCTAATATCCGAGGAGATTAAAAATGAATTTATTAACTTTATATTTTAAAGGCACCGAGTACGCATTAACAGTATGGGCTCAAGGTGATAAAAACTTCAACCAATGGAATCGTGATTTCCATCAGATTGATGTGACTCTATGGTTAGACGGTGAAGTTGTAGAAGAGTACACTACTTCACGTGCTAATGAAAGTGAAGTGAAAGCTTTCGTTGAAAGCTGCTTCAGCAACTTAGCGGATAAGTACAGTTTAGTCCGTGATAATAAAGAGTCTATCATCGGAGACGATGAAGATCCATTAGAGGACTGGATTGAAGAATTTGCCGGAAAACTATATTATCTCTGGCAAGATGCAGCGGCAGTTGGTGGTAAAACAGAAACAACTTTAGTTGCTGACGTTGAATCTGAGAAGAAATTCTCAGTTAAAGTTATTCCTGAATTCGATAAAACTTTAACCGTACAACGTCGCCCATTCGATCGTTCTTTCAATACTAAAGAAGAACGTAATCAATGGGTTAAAGAAAACGGCTATCACCTTACTGAAGGCGATATGGATGATGAAAAAATCATCGTTCAAGAACATCAAGTTCAAGAACGCCGCCGTGAAAAAGGCGTGTTATTCTCATGTTAATAAACATATATCCTACAGCCACGTGGCTGTAGGATATATTAATCATTACTATTTTTTTTTTACAAAAGACGATACGCACTAACCACATCAACGATATTAGTAAAATCTTTAACGATTTTTTCTTCAATATCTCGATTAAGTTTAGTTGGGTTATAACCGTATTTATTAACGAGTAATTTATTGCGGAAAGCTTCAAAGCTTTTAATCATATCCAGCATTTGTCCTTTATCTTTTTTATCAACACTAAAAGAAATCTTCTTGTAACCATTGCTGTTAATAGTGATTTTACCGCTTCCTATATCTCTTTTTTCTAACGCTTGTTCGATATTATATCCAATAAAGAACGAGACATAATCGGATTTACCGTCTACTGAGGTTCCGATAGTGATATAAGGTACCTCAGTATAAGTATTAAATAATCCATAAATTAAAAGTGAAATACCTTTAACTACTTCATCCGCTAACATATCTGTAAATGCTACAGTATTTACCACTCCTGTATATGCATCCGATAATGTACAAAAACCTTGTATAATATCATTTACATTTGCTGCTTCATCTTTTTCACTACGGTGATATGCTATTAAATCCGTTCTAACAGTGATGCCGGATTCATTTTGAGTAGTATTATAACCTACCTTAAATCCAACATTATTGTGGTTGTTCATTAGAGATAAAACATATTTGTTTTCTTTAGTTAATTCTAAAGCAAGTACAATACCGTGTGTTTCTAATAACTTAAAGATATCTGATGGAATAAAATCTTTATCATCAAACTTGATATCAATATAATCATCAAAATCAAAATCAGTCCCGCGATTAATATTATACAATCTGTAAAATCTACCTTCAGCACTATCCACAACGGCTAATAGTTTTAACTTCAATACCTTATATGGATCACCTTCTATAAATTGTTCGTAAGCCAGAACATGATGAATGTTAACGTCAGTATAAGTAGTACCTTCACGAAGAAATGTCCAGATTTTATCAGCTAAAGCAGGATGAAGATCTTGTTTAGTAATAAAGTGCGGTTGGTTTAAACAAAGATTTGTAAAATCAAATGCGTCTAATTCTTGGTTTACTTGTGGGTTTGTATTATCGCTTACACGAGATAATGAGATAATTGAAGGATCAGAATTCATGATAGTCATTTTTATACTCCTATAGAAAAAGTTTAACATCCAATAACAGAAGAGATATGACAAAATAACAAAATTGTAAAGTTATATTATCTAATAGAGATAGAAAATGATTTATAATTATTTTTATATTCACCTTATCTATTTTAGTGTTAATTAAACAATAGGAGACACACCAACATGATTAAAGACCTAACCCCTAGTGTATTAGATACTGATTTATTTGATTTACGTAAAGCGTTTAAAGTGTGTAAAACAAAATACAGTGCTATATATCCTCAAAATAACTTTTACGTATTCTTATCTGATATATCAATTCCAAAATCAGAATATTTATATTTAACACCAGTGTATTTCGATATTACTGATAACGTTATCCGATGTGGCCGAGATGCAGGTTACTTATTCAGAACTGAAGTTGGCTATGCTAGTTTTAATACAGAAATAAGTCAGTATGAAAATGCAGATATCGAATATGCAGAATTAGCTAAATTTGAATACGAAGATAAAGAAGTATATCACCATTTATTTTCAGTATTACAAGAACTTAACGGTATTTGTGTGCCTTATCTTAATATCAGCGATACAACTAATTCAGTTATTGATTTAAGTAAGCATTTAGATATCGGCATTGGTTTTCTTAATCTAGAAACTAATGTAACAATCTACAATGCATTAAAAGTTCGTGATGGTGCTATCATCTTTAATGATGTCAAAATGACTATTGAAGAATTTACACCAATTAATGTTCTAAGAAAATTGTTTAGAAGTTTTAACTATGATGTTTTAGTTAGACAATCACCTGATTTAGAATTGAAAATATCTTCCTTTAAAGATATCTTTAATACATTAAGTATTTCATTAACTAAACCAAGAGAACAGCAATCACATGTGTTAACAGATGGTAATCTAGTTCCTGTAGTAAAAGCTAAAACAATAACGTCTTACGTCTCTAGATTAGAGATCAAGATAGATTCGGAAGAAGGGGCTGATATATTTACATCTGTGTTACAGTGGCTATTAAATATTGGACGATGGATTAATTCTTCTGATGTAGTATTTAGTAATGGTAAAGAAGTAGAAGAACCTATTAGATTATCGGAGTTATTTAGTGAGTTAAATGTACTCTTTCATCGTCTTTCTTACGGTAGTAAAGCTAACCATGATGCGAATGTGGAGTTATTAGAAAAAGGTACTGAACTGACCGAAGCAGTGATCAAAGCGTTCAATTATGATACCACTGATAATTACACCTACAATTGTGGTGGGTTAATGATAGATATGGATATTGAAGATCTCAAGAAGAAACTAGATGACAACAATATTAATTCAGAAGAAATTGATGTTGTTCCTGGTCGTGTATTTAAAGATGGTAAAGAATTACATGGTATTATCTTTGTTAATTTAAATACTTATACATACGGTTTCTATTCTAAGATGTTTGATATCTTCCTACCTGATTTATTTAGTAGTTCAATATCTAAAGCATCTAATGGTAAAGAAGTGATTAAATCCTTATTTAAATGTATCCGAAGTTTAAATGTAAAGGAATTCCTTTCTACGATGTTTGTTTCTGAAGAGGTTAAAGATTTTGGTTTATCTGAAAAGAAAACCAATAATTATTTAACTTTAGGTATAGGTGGTCAAATTCAAGAGGATGGGAAACAGAAATTGGTAACTACCGTCTTGTTTAATAGAGACACATCCGTTAAACCACCGGCTGGAACAATGCTTGAAATAGAAGATCTCAATCCTCAAAAATTTAAAGACTTTGTATCTACTGTTTTTAATAATTTATAAAATATGGGGGTATATTACCCCCTACTATTTTAGGAGACTATTGTGTCTAAAAAATTATCAACACTTTTAGGATGTAAAGATATCTTAAAGTTAGAACAATTTAAGAAACGTATTGCTGAAGAAAATGAAGATAGCTTTTCAAATGTAGAAGAGCCTCTTTTCGGTGGAATAGTTAATTTCCGTGATCACAATGACAGGTATGTTACAGGATACATGTTGGTTAACCCTAATATTTCCAAATATCATACTTACGCTATTGATTTCTATACGCTTGAAGGTTGTGCACCTAAAGGTGAACATCCTTTAGAGAGTATGAAGTTTAAAGATATAGAAATAGGTGAAACCTATACCGCTTTTATTGATTGGCAAAGTTTTGAAAGCTATAGTCATATACTGGCTTTAGTTTGTTCCGCAGAAGTGAATACACTTTTTGTTCCTACTATCAAATTACACGATAGTAAGAAAAAGAAATATAGTTTAAGTGTACACCTTAATGGTGTTGAAATTAAACCCGCTTCTAACCGTATCGTTACAAATGCAAACAAAAGTGTATATTGTATCGAGTGTGAAAATAGTAAATCTTTGATCGCTAAGTTACTGGCGAAAAGTAAAACACTGACTTTAACATTTGATCCTCCTAGTAATAAAAAACTAAATAAACTAGTTTTTGATTTAAAAGGATTTACTGAATCTTTAGACGGTGCTTATGAAGCTACGCTCAGTTTAAACGATGATATCTACAATAAAGGATTAGTGACATCTAACCTTTTGGTCAAGGTTGATTGTGTTAATACAACTAACGACGAGTTAACTTTAGGTACCTTCGATAAAGAATATATTTATTATTATTGTGATGAATTAGCTAAACTTTTAATAAATCTTTATTCGTCAGTATTAAATATGACGGAATTAGAGTGGTTAATGTTTGTAAACAAATTTAAACAACTCATTGCCGTATTACAATTTTACCATAACGATAAATATGGAAACATGGATAGTTTAAAGTTTTATTCTGAAGTGGTAAAAGAAGTACTTTCTATTCTTAAATAGAAAGAAAATAAATATTTATTTTCAATTAACTAAATTGGAGGACAATAATGTCTCAAATTTTAAAATTACGTTCAAACACACGATTCTTAGACGACATGCTAAAAGCCCTTTCTTTAGAAGTTGTGTTAGATAAGTTTGCAAATCTTAAAGAAGATTATGAAAACTACACTGCAGCACAAAAAGAAAACGTACAAACGTTTCTTTGTATTTATAGTTATCAACCTTCACGTTTAGTATTCGACGCTAATACAAACGTTGTTTATATTTTAACTTTATATAATCACACGACCGCGTTTAACTTAGCACATCGTGAATTCGCTGATATCCTTTTAACCAAACTAAACAAAGAACCAGAATTTATCGTTCCGGTTATCACCACTAAACCACGTTCTGATAACGAAATCGGTGTGGCTAACGGTTACCCTAGCCAAGAACTGATGTTTGGTTTAGAAAGCTTTGAAATGGATGACGTGTACGGAAACACTATGCCTACAGTAGTATACGGTATTGATAGTTTCTTAGTAGGGTCTAAGTTTAAAAATAGTTTATTAGCCGATGTTCTTAAACGTGTAAACACCGAAGAATATTTTGAGATCGGTGATGATAACTACGTTCACGTTAGTTTAACAAGAATCAATAGAGGTAATCCTGCAGGTACTGGTTTTTGTAATAAATTAACTGTTCGTATTGGTGGTCGTGATTTAGCCACGACCTTTATCCGTAAAGAAAAAGATGCAACTAAATTTACTCCATCTATCGGATTTGAAACTATTCACCAAAATTTATTAACCATTAATATTCCGGTTAATGCTGATAATTATGGTGAAGAGCTAGTAGACGATGCATGGTACGAATTCATTGCTAAATTACTTGCTAAATTTGCAGAAGCAGAAAAAACTAAAGATGCTAAGTACTATAAAGTTATCGAAAAACTATTGACAGGTGGCGTTAAACGTAAACCTGATACTTTAGAAAAACTTACTAAAGCTTTCAAGTTAAAATAAAACATAGTGCTGTACACTTAAGTGTACAGCATATTTTTTCAATAAGGAGTTTAAAATGTTTCAAGAGAATGTTCCACAAATCATTTTTAATAATCTTTATACGGGTATTTACGATATACACGCTACTAAAGAGTTTGATGACAAAGAAACAATGGTTTCTGAAGTTAAACGTTATATCGAAGATAAACAGTTTGATTTAAAACTAGGTGAAGATCTTGTTTATTTCAAAGGAGTAATGGACGAATCTTATACAGCGTTTTTACTAGACGTAGAAAGCAGTATAGTATTTTATTTCTCTCGAGATAAACGTAACCATATGCAACTAGCGAGATACTTCGTTAAAAAACGTATAGACACTTTTAGACAGATTGGTATTGCACCTACCATGTTAATACCGATGGTATATCGATACGATGGCGGTAATGAGAATGTATATACTCTAATATTCAAGTTTAAGGAATCTTTAATACTAGCTACATCTCCAACTAATAACTATTATTACTCTTCTGAAATCGATGTTAATACTTGCGGTGATTTAGATCCAGCAGAACCATGGTCTTTATTTGCTAACTTAGTAAAAACTAAGAACTTTAAAGAGACATTTAAAAACACCAACAACGATAGTAATATTAATGAAATCGTTATTGAGAGTTATTTCTCTCAAGAAGGTATTAAGGGTATATACGACTATACAAAAGTCTTCACTATTGAAGTTCATTTAGCTGGAGTAAACGAAGTAGTAAGTTGTGGTTGGATGGAAAAAGATGTATTAACTCCTTCTTTTTCTAAAGTAAAAACCGATAAACTTACATTTGAATTTAAAATACCTTACAAGGTAAAAGAAAATTCTCAAAAACTTACACCATTATCGAGTGACCGATATTTTGTGTTTATCGCTAGACTACTAGCTAAGTTAAATCAACATTGGTCAAAATGGGATTATAAATATTTTGATGTTTTACATCAGAAGATCAAAGAACTCGATATATGTGAACAATATTTCGATGATATCGTAGATAAAGGTGGCTTATTAGAAGATCCAGATTTCTTATTAAAGCATTTTGAATTAAATTAATGTAAACAGTAAAACATATATCCTGTAGCGATATCGCTACAGGATATGCACATTCGATTTTTTTTAACGAGCATGTAAGGTTCTACGTCTTGTACTTAACAGGCGTCTCTCCCCGGTTATAACATCGCTAAATATAAACCTTTCTTCTACAGGAATGTGGATAATACCATTAGAATCTTCATTATGTGAAAGTATTTCGCCCCTAAAATGTGTATATGTGAGTTTTGTTATTTTAGTTTCTTTTAATGTTCTTTCTGTAGGCGTAACAAGATAGATTCTTTGAATACATAAAGTTATATTCGCAATCTGGTTATACGCATCCCATCGGATACCGTCCTTCTCTCTACTAAAATCGTATCTCGCATTCTTAGCTATAAATTCTTCACTCTCGTCATAAACTGTCGCCCCCGAGTTTAAAAAGTCTACAATTTCCCACGCTGGCGTAGCTAAACTATGAGGATTACCACGGGAGTTACCGTAAGTATCTCTTATCAGTTTACTTAATTCGTACGGTATATCTCTCAATTGGCGATAGTTAGAACAAGTTACCGGACCTTTCTCTTCAACCACTCTATATTCGTAGTCTACTTTACTGTTAGCAACCCATGATCCACCTAAAGTTTTTGCACCATTAAGTAATTCTTTACCGGTTATACCTACATCATTACCTGCTCTATTAGTTGATCTACGGGTAACGTTATTATTAAATCCACTAAACCAACCTCCTTTTATTTTGTCTGGAGTTTTATCAGTTCCGTTAGTGAAGGCGACCGCTAGTACCCCCCCCCTATTGTCATCCAGTTTTATTTCTTTTACATCCATTGATTAATTTCCTATATTCTTAGTTAATAAACATAGCAGTAAGCTTTAAGGTATATATTTTATAACTCACTTTTATTTATAAAGATTTTTAACAATTTATTTAGTTAGTTTATTATCGCTAGACATTATTTATTTGTAACAACATTATCTTATCTAAGATACTAAACTAATTAAATTAACTTTTATCAGGAGTTTATCAAATGACTAAATTAACCAAACGTAACTTATTCGAAAAACGTTTAGAAATCTTCCCTACAGAATATCCAGAATTTGCAGGATTCGTAGATGCCATCCATCATTCATACTGGTTATTCACTGAATACAATTATGACGCAGATATCCAGCATTTTAAAACAAGATTAGCACCACATGAAAAAGAAGCGATTACTCGCTGTATGTTAGCTATTTCACAAATTGAAGTAAATGTTAAGCGTTTCTGGATGGATATCTATTATATCTTCCCTAAACCAGAAGTGGATGAAGTGGGTGCGGTATTCGGTGACTCA